CCCCTCCGCAAAAATTAAGATTTTCGATAATTGCCGCCTGGCGGGGAGGCATCTATCCAGTTTTCGTTCTCTCCATCCCACCCCCTGCCCGCTCTCAACCCGCCAGGCATATACAAGGAGAACATCAAAATGTACCAGAACGGCACATGTATATTATAGCAGATTGCACCACCGTTGTCAACCACCAAAATTGGGTATTGACAAATGTGATAGGGTGTGCTATAATGAGCCACAGGAGGTAAGGAAATGGAAGACGGAACTAGAGGGACAGCGCGGAACGTCTACTTACAGAATGATGACATTAAGGCTATCCAGGAGGTAGCGCAGAGATACGGCCATACATTTTCTGGTGCGTTTCGATTCATTCGTCGTCAGTGGTCAAGGTACAACGAGATTTTTGACGACCCGGAACAGGCCGAGCGAGTCATTGCCGGCCTACTTTGAAAAGGAGAGTTACCAATGGATGACTATCTGGAGAAAGCGAGGGATGCCTGGGAATCTAGCAGGAAAGCACAAACTGACGATGCGCAAGAATTTGCTCTCCAATCCATCGCCGCCGCCCTCATTGGCATTCTGGAGGAGATGCAGAACGAGCGGAGAGTAGAACTTCTGCCTTCTCAGCGCAAACGCCCCCCCCACTCCCTCGATTCAGATCGGATGTGGAAATAGAAGGAGCAAGAATAATGCCATACTTCATAGAGATTATGGAGGGCACTACTGTCAAAGTGCAGATCGATGGTGGCGATAACAGCAATGCGGCACATGTTCTCGCAACACAACTGCAACAAGTGCTAAAGGTCCAATATACCATTCGCGTAAACGAGATGCACACTGCAACCTGCGACGATTGCGGCACAGAGTTTTTTGTCGACAATCCGACCGATACCCGCTGTGCCGCTTGCTGGTGCTCTAACCCGTCCCACGCCGACCACCTCGAACAGGTTGAGTGTATGCGATGCAACACTCCTACCGATGGCCAACCACTCTGCCCGGCCTGCGATGAGGAGAATGAGGACTACTACAGGCGTCGGGATGCGGCAGGGTATCCTGTTGGCGCGGTGGGGATCAGTTGATGGATAAATTTTAGAAAAGGAGACAAGGGGGAATGACGAAACTACAATTCACGAAAGCGACGAAGGAGCAGGCTAAGCTAAGGCTTGCATTATTCGGGCCTTCTGGAGCGGGGAAGACCTATACCGCTCTGAGAATGGCAACGGGGATGGGGGGTAACATCGCCGTCATTGACACGGAGAGAGGAAGCGCATCGAAATACGCTGACCGTTTCGAGTTTGACGTGCTGGAGCTTGACACCCGGAACATCGCCACCTACTGCCAGGCAATCGGGGCCGCCAATCGAGCAGGATACAATGTACTCATCATTGATAGTCTCACCCACGCCTGGCAAGAGCTTCTCGCTGACATTGACAAGATCGCCAAAACTCGCTACCGAGGGAATCGGTGGTCTGCCTGGTCAGATGGAACGCCAATGCAACACGAACTCATTGACACACTACTCTCTTGCAACTGTCACATCATCGCCACGATGCGAAGCAAGACGGAGTGGGCCACACAAGACGAGAATGGCAAAATCAAGCCTGTCCGCATTGGGCTTGCACCAGAACAGGGAAAGGGTATTGAGTACGAGTTTGACATGCTAATGGAGCTATCACCTGACCACGTTGCTGTCGTACTCAAGGACCGCACAGGGAAATACCAGGATGAGATGATTGAGTTACCTGGAGAAGACTTTGGTAAGGCACTGGCGGATTGGTTGAAAGAAGGAAAACCCGCAAAGAAGAAAAAGGCGCGAAAGCCGCAGCAACAACAAGACCCCGAACGACAGCGCGACGAACTCATTGCCAAATACTCCTACCTCTACTACAAAGCCGTCGACAGGGGAATGGCCATTGAGCCGTTGGATACAAGCCGAGCTACGCCGGCAGAAATAACTGCGGCGGTTACTCTCCTGGAGGATTATCTGGTTACTGAGCGGCCCTATTCCGCAGATAGGGCCATAAATGGCAGCCAGAAAAATAAGGGTCTACGACGCGCAGCGGGGTGGGAAAAGACAGAGATGGGATGGCGGCCACAACCAGACAATGAAGCGGGTTCCCCGGTCGAGAAAGAGCGACAACGTGCCGCTGCCTTACTCAACAAAGCTCTGCATGTCGAAGACGACAAAGAAGAAACTAAGGCACGTCGCTACAAAGTCACCGCCCGCATTTTCGGCCACGAATCAACGGAGAATTTGACTGCCCTAGAGGTCCAGGCCCTTTTGGCCTGGGCAGAGAGGGAGCCGGGATCGTGGGAGACAAACCCCTTCGTGGCCGCCGAGGCCGCCGAGATTCTGGCGCTGGAGGACATTGGCCTTGATGATACACAGCCCAGCGTCGATGACAACACTGACTATATAGGAGGATAGCGACAATGCCGACTAGCTTGTGGAAAAAATACGACGCGCTCTATCGACGGTTCACGGACGAGAACGATATCTTCCAGTATCTTCATCTTGATGCCACAGATGAGGAGATAGAGGAAGAAATCGAGTGGCTGAATAAACAAATGGATGGAGACGACAATGAAACCTAAAAACTTTCCCGAACGAAAGCGACAGCGTCAGCTTCGAGCATTGGCGAGATTACGTGCTGTAATTTCTCCTGATATACGCCAAGAGCAGGAGATTGAAACACTTGAACAACGGACCGCGCAACCGCTCCGTGATGTGCGGACGAAAAAGCGGCGGGGAGGATGACAATGCCGACTAACGAGCAACTTTCAGAAAATGGGATTTGCCCCATCTGTGGGTGGCACATTGTCACTGAGGATGTAGGATGGACCAGCGATTTGTGGGTATGCCGCCGGTGTAAATATGCTGGACCGTCAGGTGACTTCATCACCCTCGACGACCTACAACAACAGTTCGCCGACCTGACGGAGCTAGAGTTTAACGTCTTCCTCTATCGGATCGCGCTATGCGCCGAGGCAAAACGGCGTGGGCCTGGAGCGGTAGCTAGTCTATGCGAATACCGTCAATACACGAAACAGACTATCAATAGGCTCGCCGTTCTCGACAACCTACCAGACTATCTAAAATGCCCCGATCTGCAACTGGGCGTATACTGGCAAGCACTGCGAATGTCTTCCAACGGTGACGACGTAGACCTGGACAAATTCGCAGAACTGGTAGAGGAGGCCATTGTCAACCAATGGTCCCTCCGTGAGTTCAAAGAACATCACGGAGTTGCCGCGCCTGACCGCCGCCAGCCCGTGTTTGACGGCGAGGCCGAACTGGTACAGGCCGGTGAGTACCAGTGGAAAAATGTAGAGGTAAAGGTATACTAATGAACAAGCAAAGAGAAATTGTGGTCCGCTTCTACATATTAGTAGACGATTCGGGCGGGGTGCATCCACAGCTAGTTATTGAGGATGCACTGGGCAACTGCGACTGGCTCGGCTTCGAGATTCTGGCCGATACCGCAGAGATAGATGAGCAAATACCAAGAGAGTTCGATCTTTGACAATCAAAAGGAGAGTAATGAAAACGACAACTATAATCACAGTACGAATTATTGACGAAGATGGCGACAGCGGACAGGCAGAGTTAAAGATAACAGGCTCTCAAGAGCAATCCGTCGGCGTTGCAAAATGGGGCAATCTCTCAGCAATCATCGCAGAAGCCAAGGAGGACTATAAGAACAACAAGGCTTCTTGACAATCCCGGCCCGGTCATCACCTCCGTGGTGGCCGGTGCGGGCGGTCAAGGCGGGACGCAAATCTAAAATATAACCTACTTTGCACATCGCTTGACAACAGGGCCTTGCCGCTACTATTGAAAGTCTAGTGTGTAGCTTGGGATGTCTGTAGCCGTCGCCCGCGTCCCCGGCGGCTTTATTTGAAAAGGAGAATTATGGATTCAGGAGAACGAGAGCGATTGCAAGAAGAACATGATTTTATGGCGAGGCTGGAAGGAAACGGTGACGCATTGCCCTGGAGATGCGGTATATTTGACCGCACTGTTGGCAGGGCGCACCGCATATTTGCTTCAGCCGATACAGAAGAGGAAGCCGAGCGATACATGCGGCTCAGGGCCGAGCGCAACGGCGGCGTAATACCACATCAATTACTCCACGAGGTGGCCTGGTGGCACAAAGTGGACTTGACAACCGAGGAGAAATAATGCAACACCACAAATGCTCGATATGCCAAAGGAATGACGTAAGACTATATCGCTATTATGGCCGTTTCCTGCGCGGGGGTAGAGGATGACAGACACAGAATTTGAAAACCTGGTTGAGACAACCCTAAATATGGGCAAATTGGGCTTCTATCGCGAAGACTTTTTTCAGGAGTTCAATGATAGATATACGCGCGGGGAGTTAGGCGATGTGCTCTGCGAAACAAAAACACGAGGGTTGTACTCTGTCCCTGATATGCGGGATCAGGAAAAGGGTACATATTATCAATATGATGATCCTGAGACAAGCGGCACAGCCTAGAGCGCGTTTTTATTTAGGAGGTAGAGATGGACTTTTTAGAACGATGTTTTTGTCCAGGATGTAATGATGAGCTAGCACCAGACAACGAAGGTTGTCCGCACTGCGCCTATGGCGTGGACCACGGCGAGAGTGACGAATTCCCAATTGAGCATATCCCGCCACTGTCCTGGTGGCTAACAACACCAATGATACGGGACGACGAGGAAATAAGAAACGTCTGTATGGGTTTCATCCGGCGATTGCTGGCAGAGATAATAGAGATGGACAATGAATTTGAATTATACCAGCAGCTAGAAATACATGCCAAAATAATGCAGGATGAGGCTAGAGAGGCCGGGAGCGGGCGGGACACCTTTTATTGGCAGGGCGTCAAAGATGGCCTGCGCCGCCTGTACGCCGCTCTTTTCAATGATCCATCAAAAATCAGCGTAGGTGGTTTATCGCAAGATAGACCGGGGGGCGCAAGGGATTCTTGGGTTGAATTGAGGGCGGAATGAGATACCATATTGAACGGAAGAAGGGAACGGGTTTCGGCTGTGAATTGGAGGCGACAGTGGAACATAACTGCGTCACTTTCATTATATTTATGCAGCGCGAGGATTATCCCGAACTCAACGAGATACGCGGCTACATCGCCGTCGAGCACGATGAATGCGCGGCATTCCTGCGACGGCTATTGCTGGAATTGGAATCGCGAAAGACTTGACAACCGGGGAGGAATAATGTGCCGTAGCTTTGAGGGATTTATACAGACAGTCGAAAAGACCACAGCAAATGAGATTGAATGGGTGCGTTGTTGGATGGAAGACAGGCCAAATATGACAAGCATAACATTTGACCTGAGACCTTGACAACCGAGGAGAAATCAGTGACGCCGGAGGAAGCGGGGATGAAACTAAGGGAGAGATAGACAATGGGCGAATGTGGCTGTAATAATTGTGACCCACAAGAAATACTAAGAATAGGCGATTACACAATTGCCGTAGAAATCTACCCTGGCTGTGAATACTGCACCACTAGCCCAGGAGTATATTTGCATATCTATACAAATGAAAATGCAAGAGAATACTGTGCAATTGAAGATCGCGAGGTTATAAACCTAACCCCTGACGATGATGATCACAAAATGCGTGGCTATCCCTTAATATTGCCAGTCAATCTAGCCAAGGCAGCGAGGGAGCTAAAAGCGGATGATATGATAAACCACTACGATCTGTTGACTGATTGGCTATCAGACTATGCTCTGCCTCTACTACAAATATCAATCGCCATCACGCAGAGAGACTTGACAACCGAGGGGAAATAATGTACAATGAGTACACGTTAACAGATGGCCCTCGTCAGGGGCGAATAGCAGAGCAAGCGCAAAGACCATTTTTTTCTCATAGGTCGGTAAATCGCGTGGGCGTTCGCGCTTGCTCGCCTGCCGACCTGACGACCGGCCTATGAGAAAGAGATGGTCTTTCTCATTAAAGGGGAAAAAAGGATGGGTATAAGTGGCTAACTACCGACAAGTACACACGAAGATATGGAAAGACTCTTGGTTCCTCCAGCTTTCCCCTGACGACAAGCTTCTCTTTATTTACCTCTTTAGTAACGAACAAGCCAGTATTGCAGGTATCTATGAGCTACCCGTTATGGTTATCGCATTTGAAACCGGTCTTGGCATTGACTACGTGACCGATGCGCTACAGCGATTCGAGGAAGCAGGGAAGGTCCGATACCAGGACGGGATTGTGTGGGTTGTGAACCTACGAAAGTACAACGAGAATCCTTCCCCGAAGGTGCGAACACGGATCAGGAACGATATAGCATTGATACCTGATTCTAAAATTAAGACAGATTATATACAGTATCATAAGGGTATAGATACAGTATCCATACCTAAACTGGAAAACGAGAGCGAACATGAACATGAGCATGAACAAGAACACGAACAAGAATCTTCTCCGCCTACGGCGGAGATTGCCGCCCCGCCCTCTCCGAAACCTCCTCCCCCTAAGCCCCCCTCGGAGACCATCCTGCCCGATACACCTGAGGCCCGTGTTATGTTCGCCAAACTAGCAGCTAACGCAAAGCAGAAGGGGAGACGTGCGCCTAAACAGTTCGGGTCTCTGGAAATGAAACGGAAATTCATCAACGCCGTCGCCCGCCTGGATGGTCGTTTTGAGTATGCCCTGGACGCGGGCCTGGGGAACGGTATCACTGCGGTGGGGAAGCTTGTCAATTGGTTGGCTTCTCCGAAGTGGCAAGAAAAACAAAAGCGAGGTGGAGATGGAACACGTCAGAGAAATAGCAGGACGAGAACAGGAGAGACTACAACGCCTCTCCCTCCAAGGTACGACCCCGAAGAAGTCGAACGAAACCGCCAACTTCTCGCAGAGCATCAAGCCAGAATGCGGGAGGTGTCAGGGGATGGGAGTACTACGGCTTGATGTTCCCGTCGGCCATCCCCGCTTCGGGCAATTAGTTCCCTGTGTGTGCAAGGCGGAGGAAATAGCCAAGCAGCTAGCGGCCCGCTGTGGAATGCACGAAGACGAAATGGAGGTCAGTTTTAGCCAGGTTATCGACCGGGGCGATACGACTAAAATGGTCGAGATTGCCCGTGAGTTTGTCACTGCCCCCTACGGTATCCTCACGTTTTGGGGCGGCGAGGGGAACGGGAAGACATTGGTACTCCAGGCCACGGTGAACGAAATGCGGTGGAAGTACGGCCTCATTGGTGTCTATATCACGTTCGTTGATCTAATGGACTACATCCGAGAAGGCTTCGACCTAGAGGCCGATGTCCCTGCACGGCAACGGTATGACCAGATTGTCTCCGCGCCCGTGCTCGCAGTAGACGAGGTGGACAAGGCCAACATGACGAACTGGGCGAGTGAGTTCCGCACCCGCTTCTTTGACGACCGCTACCGGCGGGGCTGCCTGGGTGAGTGCCACACGCTCTTTGCAATGAACTGGGACCCGCAGGAATTGCCATCTTACATTTATGGTCGCCTTGCCGACGGCAGGAATCTGATATTCCACAATCGGGATGACTCGTTCCGGCCTTCGATGGGCGACAAAGGCGATATGACGGAGAGATAAGAGATGAGAGACACGGTTCATTACGCAACGGAAAAGCACAGGCGAAATTTTACGACAGCGTGTGGGCTATATACTGCCGCCGTATTGGATACAGATAAACCGGACAGGGTCACCTGCCGAAACTGCTTGCGGGTGATGGCGAAAGAAAAGGAGACTGAGAGATGATAACGATACAAATACAACTTACTCCAGAAGAGGCCACTACAGTTCTGGAGCAGCGGGAAAAAGACACGCTACAAATGTCTATGCAGATTATCGGGCAGAATACACATACTCTATTGTGTCAGAAGGTCGCCAATAGCATTGTTGAGTTTATTAGAATCAATAACCCTGGGATGGCTAACGCTATCGAAAAACAGATTGACCGCAATATCTGGCGAGAAATCGCAGTGGGGGAGAGAGAAGATGCCTAGACTGGAGATACCAGAAACGTTAATGTCGGAAATGCTGTCGCTTTTTAGAAGCGCCACAGGACTAAACGCAGTCGTCGCCGGATGTGAAGACGCTGCTGCTCTACTAGAGCAATTCATTGAGAATAATACACCGCTCCCGTGTCCGTATTGCCAATGCACAGAATCATCAGAATATATTATTCTCGCTATCCCGGGCTACAAATGCCGCCGCTGTGATAATTGTGGGGCCTGTGGTCCATCGGTAGAATACATTGATGAGGCAGAGATGAGTAGAAGTATAACCGAAGAGTGGAACAATCACGGTGGAAAATCGGGGGCTTGCCTATGGTGTGGCAGAAATGAGCCAGAGGAGTTTGAGATAGCAGAGATAGTAGACAGCAAGCATTATATTTGGTGCAACTGGTGTCAGGCATCTGGACCAGAGGCTGAAACACCAGAGAGGGCGATGAAATTGTGGCGACAGATAGACTAGAAAACGGTCTGCTCATTTACGATGACTCCAATAGGCCGCTAAAGCAGAAGATACTCGCAGCGGCAACAAAACATCGTCGGAAATATGGAGTATGGCCCAATCTCTGCCACGTCCATCCGTCTATGCTAAAGGGACGAATCGGACGAGTTAATGATATTATCATCATAGGCAGAAGGGCAACACGGCCAAACAATTTTTGGCTCGGAGTAAAGGAAAAGGAGGGAGATGGACAAGATTAGAAGACGAGAGCTTGTGGAGAATTATCAATATACATTCAACGGGGAGACAGCCACTGTTGCAGGGTACGAAAATCCCTGCGCTAGCGTGACGACAAATTTGCCAGGATTCTACCGCGCTACCTGGGAGGAGATAGAGAAGGCGGCCAACACAAACGGAGTAATACACGAGGTTTATCTTGTCTCTAATGCCTGGCTAGGTTGTTAAAAGGGGAGATAGAATGAAATTGCCAGAGATGGTTACAATTCCAGCGGGAGAATTCTTGTACGGGGAGAAGAAGGAGGTAGTATATCTTCCTGCGTACAGCATTGGCAAGTATCCGGTGACGAACGCGGAGTACCTAATATTTGTCGAGGAAACACTTAGGAAGTGGGAATCGCCTAATGGGATGAATCCAGGATTTGCCACCCATCCCGCAACTTACGTCACCTGGCACGATGCGATAGCATACTGCGCGTGGCTGAGTGAGAAGGCCGGGGAGAAATATCGACTACCGACAGAGCAGGAGTGGGAGAAAGCGGCGCGGGGGACAGATGGGCGCGAATATCCTTGGGGCAATGAGTGGGAAGAAGGGTTGTGCAATACGTGGGAATCTGGCATCAGCAACACAACGGTAGTGGGTAAGTATTCGCAGGAGGGGAACAGCCCCTACGGGTGCTCAGATATGGCCGGCAATATATGGGAGTGGACTGGCAGTTGGTACAACGAGAGAGAAGTTTGCCGCGTGATGCGCGGCGGCCCTTGGTACCTCAATCGTCTCATCGCCCGCTGCGCCTTTCGGGGCAGGGGCGCTCCCGTCCTCTTCCGCGACGGTATCGGGTTTCGGGTGGTTTCCCCTGGCTCTATTTCCGATTCCTGTGTACTGAATTCTGGCAGTGACTTTCTCTGCCCGCACTGCGGTAAGAAAATTTATATCTCGCAATGAAAGAAACCACACGGAATGAAACAACTCAAGAAATACCTAACGACTGAAAACATCAAGAGGGCAATACCATATCTCGGTATTGTCGCCTTCTCCTGGTCATCGGTCCACGCGCTGGCCGACTATCTCAACTCGCGCTCCAGGAATCCATCGCCACGGTACGAGGTATCATCCTACCTGATAGAGCTATTCTCAGCGTTTATCATCGGTATGCTAGTCAATGAGGTTCGGATTGCAACCTGGAGCATTGGCAGTGGTCGGACGAAAGAGCGTCGTCGGATGGCCCGTATTCTGGTCCCGTTCATTACGGCCCTGGTCATCCCATCCGTGTGGGTTTCTGTGGTTGCCAATCGCTACGAATTCCAAGGTGACATTTTGCTCGGTTCGCTGTTCCCGTCGCTCTGTGTTTCCTCTGCAATTGCGGCGGGATTGTATGATTCGCTAAAAGCAAAACGCGAGGAACGCAAAAGCAAGACAGCGCAAACACCCAAGCCGCTAAAGCAAAAGACGTTTTTCCGGAAGTGCAGAAAGTGCAGCTTTGATACGGGACCGAGGAAAACTGAGCGTAGCGCAATCAATGCGCTGAACGCGCACAAGTGCAAGTAGGATGGGATATCCCGTCACACTCGTAATGGATGCCCAAAAAGTCGGCGGCGTCGAGACTAGTAAAAAGGGAAATTGGAGATACATCAACTTTGGGGCACAGATCGTAGCAACGTATTCAGACCCGCTCACGCTAGCGGCGGCCCTGCTGGGCAGTATGCCAGCGGCAGAGATAGAGGAGTTATTGAGAAATGGACAGATTGCCAGAATGGCCTGATGAAGCATTTGAATTAGGATACCAGGATTTTCTCGCTGGGAAAACAAGGCACGAGAATCCATATCGTGATGGGGATGTGCTATCACAATCGTGGATTGATGGGTGGCAATCTGCAAAAGACGAGGGGAAAGAAAATGCCTAAACGACTACAACAAAAACGGACGCGCGGCTGGCGGATGCCAGAGAATGGTCGAGGGATTGGGCGTCCTAGTAGGTGGGGGAATTTCTACAGAGTAGAAGATGGGGGCTTTAATCGCGGCTTCATTGTCGCCGCTTATGCTAGATTCAGTAATGGCGAACGGCTAATGTACGAAAACTGGACTGCCCCGAATGATGGTTATTGGACAAAAAAACAAGCTATCCAAAAATCGCTTGCGCTTTTCCGTCAGTACGCAGAGGAGCGAGCGGCAAGAGAGCCAGAGTGGCTAGAGCCGCTCAGAGGCAAAGACCTCTACTGCTGGTGTCCAGAAGGCGCGTCTTGCCACGGGGATATATTGATCGAACTTTCTAACAGGTGAGCAGATGGACAAAGAGGAATTGCTATTTCTGAGAGTGGCGCTTGAGGGCGACGACTTTAGCGACGATATAATCGCCGGTCTAAGGCAGGCCCTCAGCGAGCTAGAGAAAATGCAGCGAGAAAACGCAGAACTAAAAAGGCGAATCGATGACACCACGACCGCAACACGCAAAGCCTGACTCAAATCAGGCCGAGATAGTTGCAGACCTCCGGGCCGCTGGTTGTCGCGTCATCATCACAGCGTCATTGCCCGGCCACCAGGTCGAGGAGGCCGACGCTATTATGGTGCGACCAAACGACCATATAGAAGACGCGCTAGACTTCTTTGCACTGTCACTCTGCTGGATGCACATTGTGCAGGTAGAAGTGAAACGGGACTTTGATGCCCCTTGGCGGCCAGGACAGATTGCATATTTTAGGAGCCTGGACGAATGGCCTCCAGAAAATACAGCAGGCAGGCCGGTCATTGTAGCCTACACGGCTGGTAGTGTGCTTAACTGGTTTGTGAGGCGGTGTGGGTGCTATAAATGCAGAGAGGCATTGCTAGAATGGAGGGAAAAGGAGAGATGACAAAAACACTCATTGCGATGGTCGGGCTTTCCAATTCGGGGAAGACGACACAGGCGTGGGCAATGTGGCGAGAGTTGGCATATAGTCAGGCAGTTGTTGTCAATCGTGACACAATCCGCCGTGCTCTCTACGACGAGCGGTATATTGCCGAGCGCGAGGAGGAAGTCAATGCTATAGAGGAAATAATGGTTACGGCGCACTTCCTCTACGGCTATAATATTGTAATAGTTGACGCCTGTCACCACAAACGAGAATACAGGAAGCGTTGGCAAAAGATAGCTGAGGAGAATGGATGGGAAATTCGCTTTAGGATTGTGAATACTCCTATAGAGGAATGTCTAAGACGGGCATGTGAGAAAGGCGATGATTACATCATTCCAGTGATAGAGAAGCAGGCAGGAGAGGCAGACTTTTGGGAGGAGCTATGATCTGCCGAGATTGTGGAGGAGAGCATACGTTGATTATGCCAAGCGGGAAAGAGTCGCCAGTCTGTGCTAATTGTGCCTGGGAGCTACTGGCAAAATTGCCTAATCCAGATTGCAAAATCTGCGGGGGTAGCGGAGAATATAGACCCCAATGGCGCGGTGGCAAGTTGGCTGATTGCGGATGCAGCATTTTAGATGACATAGTAGGGAGAATATAGGCCATGGAATGGTTCTTGGTTGTTATTATTGTGGTACTTATTCTCATTATTGTCGTGGAGAGAGTCGATGGCTAAAATAAAGGTTTACATTGCCGGGCCGCTCACGTCCAGTGGCAGAGTAACAGAAAATGTCCATCAGGCCGCTATGATAGCTGACGAACTGCTAGGCTTGGGCTTCGCAGTCTACGTGCCTCATTGGAATGTTGTGCAAGACACAGCCTTCCCGCGTGACTATAACTTCTGGCTCGCGCACGACCTGGAATGGCTGGCGGTGTGTGATGTTCTTCTCCGGCTACCTGGGGATAGTCCAGGGGCTGATGCGGAAGTGCAACGGGCGAGGGAGCTAGGTAAACACGTTTACTTTGATATTGACGAGCTTATTGAGGCGGCGATGAGGAGCGATGCCAGAGGTTAAACTGTTACTCGGTGACTGCCTGGAGATACTCCCGACACTGGAAGAGAATAGATATGATGCCTAAAAAATACGGCGTAATTATAGCAGATCCCCCATGGGATTATGAACAATCACATATCGAGGGAGCAGCGGCAAGAGAATATTCAACAATGTCACTAGAAGAACTGTCTATACTGCCAATTCCAAAACTTGCGGCAGAAAATAGCATCCTATTATTGTGGGCTACTTGGCCAAAATTAAATGAGGCATGCCTGCCACTAATGAAAGAATGGGGCTTTGATTACGTGACTGGTTTCCCTTGGGTAAAAATCACAAGCATTGCCCCCACCCTGTGGGGAAAAATGGAAATCAAAGTTCCGTACGGCGTTGGGTTTTGGGCGCGTGGCTGCACCGAGATGGTCTTGATTGGCAGACGTGGGAAAGTCAGTCCGCCACAAAATGGATTTGTGGGGATACTTTCTCCCAACCTCTACCATAGCAGAAAACCAGAACATCTTTATGAGTATGCCGAGGCACTTCCAGGCCCTTACCTCGAATTGTTTGCACGCAGGAAAAGAGAGGGATGGGATACCTGGGGCAATGAAGTCGATGGCATTGATATTAGTCAATACTAGATAGGGCAACACGAACAGAGCAAGCCGAGACAATTGGAGTTGTTCAATGAATAACATAGCGGATTTCCTCACTTACGGTATCGGATTGCCAGAGTTGGACAATCCACCACAACAGATTGATGGCGGAGCAACCTGTGCTATCACTGGTGCAGCGATAGAAGAAGGCTATCCCGTCCAGGATATTATCAGCAAATCGACGGGGGAATATCTCGACTTACTCGAAGGCTATTCTAGCGAATGGCTATCAGAATCAGCGGCGAGGGCGTTCAAAGGCTCCTGGAATATGGGTAGCCGCCTCATTTTTGAGGATGGTACTAACTATCATCCTCTTGTAGCCAGGAAAGAGGCGCAGAAACAAGAGCGGGCTTGCTGGTCTGATCTGGTGCGCGAGATATGGCCGGAGCGGGAAGGTCAGCGGCTGGTGATGATTCTCACGACCGACTTCAAGAAGCGAATCTGGCCGCGTGGTCGTGTTGGTGTTCTAGGTGAGAGCACAGAGATTCTGGTTCACGATATGAAACAAGGCATTTTTGACGTGTTACAAGTCAACTGGTGGCCGAAATTGCTAAAGATTCTTGACGTTTTCGAGGAGGTATATACCTATGGATTTGTAAAGCCGATTATTGCCAGTTGTCTCTATAGCGACCACAAAACTATAGAGGTGATTGGGGCGCAAGCGACAACAGATTACGAGAAATATCTACAGCGAGTCAGAAACACAAACGAGTTCAAAATCGCGATGATAATCGCACAAAAATATGAGGGGGAAAAATGACAAAAGTAATAGTTTATCCGCAAGTTGAATCCGCCGATCTTTTGCTGACGGCAACGGAGCCTATCAGCCACCACGACCCCGCCACGGGCGACGGCTCCAACCGCCTGACGTTCAATCGTCAGAAACAAATGGTCAGGCGAGAGGTTGACGACCAGCCTATCAGTCCCAAGCTCCTTGATGCGCTTCTTGCCGCCAATCCAATGACAGAGATGGTTGGAGAGTTGGCGAAACAACTGACACTGCCTGAATTTATCGCCACGGCGGTTCTCCGGCAATTCATAGATGTATACAATAGCAAAGACGGGGCTGGGCTATTCTCCGGTGTTGGTCGATACGGTATGCTAAGAGATCGCGCCAAAAATGCAGCTATATCACATTCGACATTGCATTCGTTTTGGTCGTCGCTAACAACGAACATGAATGTCCCATTGCATTTTATGAAAGACAATGAAGCCATAGCCATGTTTTGGCTGTTCCCCCGCTCAATCCAGTATTCAATTCTGCAAACGATTGCCGATAATGTCACATCATTGGTAAGCATCGCCTACATTTGGCATGGACAAATGAAAAATCAGTCAGAGGATTATGTACTATCATTTGATGGCGTATTCAATCCGCAGGTTGAAACGGTGGCAGAGTACAGAGCCGATGGTCTCGCGGTCGCTGATGACGTGATGATCATTGAGGTCCCCGCAATCTCGGCAAATACGATCCGCCATCAGATGGTACGTGCTCCAGGGTGGATTTTCCTTGCAAATGCCCTGAGCATTGCGCCAGCGCAACGGAACAAGGGAGAAATCAGCCAGGGGGCGGAGGGCATCTTTGATAACGGTGGGAATATCGAATCTGGTGCGAAGGCTCCCTCAAATGCGTGGAAATTAGCTGGAGAAATCCGTGAAGCATTCCCGCACCTCGATCTGGTCGGAGGCTGCACTGACAAATTCGACATTGGCGAATCTAGCCTCTCAGTATCAGCGTGGTTGGTATGCAAGGAGAATGCAGAGAATCTACCAGAATCGTTACAGGATACGGCGCGAGCCAGAATGAGCGCGTTTGACATGCTGGATGATGCTACGAGAACGCGCCAGGCAATCAGTCAGGGGGAGAAAAAGGAAGCGGGGCAGATGATTTACAACTACGAGACGCTGGCCCAGGGCACGCAGATTTTTACCCGTTTTTCCCTAAGGCCAACGGCGACGGTGATGACCAAGGGTGCGTTGATGGTTGCTCTAAGCACCTATCTTAATGGTATCTCCGTCGTTGCCGGTCAATCCGCACGTGGTCACGGCCACGTCACGGCAGAATGGATCACACGACTGGACGATAACGGCGAGGAGCAACAATACATCGACTATGTGACCGAGAATGCCGAGCAACTGCGAGAGTGGATAATCAGCGGGACTTTGGGGTCCAGTTCAGTTGTGGTGACGTAAAGCAATGGGTAGCAGGTGGGGGAACTACTGGCCTATGACCAGGCAAAAAGCACGATACATGTATTCAATCGTAGAGGATAATCCTGGGCTTAGACAGGCAGACATTGCTAGAATAACAGGCTTCAGTAGGACAGTAGTTCACCGCCTACTACCAACATTGGAGCATTTCTCATTGTTGTTGTGGGAGGACGAGAAGGGGCGATTGTATCCATACCGTCAAAATGGTGGATTAGTGATTCAAAATATAGATGATTATAGATATAGAAGGATTCTTTTGTAATGAAGCAAATTGACAAAGTGGCCTATTTGTCACATTCTATGTCTGCGGCATATCAAAGACGGATTGAGAGAGCACAACAAACCATTGCCGAAGCATTAGGAGTGTCTCAAAGTCCATATATTGCTTTTTCAACCGGCAAAGACAGTGTAGTAATGGCTGATTTGATATGGAGACAATCGCCAAAGATACCGGCAGTTTATTTTGATGCAGCAGCAGTTTTTCCTGAGAGCAAAGATTTACTGGAGCGATATGGCGAGCACAAAAATATAATCATCTTTGAAACAGAGCCTATTCTTGACACAATGGAGAGGATGGGAGGGCCAACTTCTCCTGCTTGCGAAATGGAGACAATGAGAAGTACGGTCTATAGACCAATAAAGGCACTCCTAGAGCGATATAGTTTTGATGGCTCATTTGTTGGCTTGCGCTCAGAGGAAAGCGGCGGTCGTCATTTGAACTTGAGAGTGCGCGGCCCTATTCATTTCTCGAAACAACATGGAGTACATGTCTTTTGGCCTATTGGTCATTTGACATTTGAGGATGTGTGGGCGTATATTCTGAGCAATAGTATTGACTATTGTGCTGCCTACGATAAACAGTTTGAGATGGGACTGCCGCTTGAGGATTGCCGTCTCTCGTACTGGGCCGGAGAGACAAAGCACCGATGGGGACGATGGGCAATCCTGAGACGCGGATGGCCAGAGTTATTCAATGAGTTTGCATATCGCTTCCCAGAAGTAAGGAGATTCACATGAACGACTATCTCATTGTAATACCAACCGTACCTGAAAAACGCGGGAAAATACTATGCGAGTTACTAATGCAATTACAACAGCAATTCCCGGCCCCAGTTATACTCGGATTGCAGCGCGAAAACGAAACCGCAAGGCAAAATAGAGATCGCATTTTCGGTATGGTTATCAACCACGCCGTGCAATGGATTTTATATCTCGAAGATGACATTATGCTATCGCCGGAGTTCGGTCAGTGTGTATCCAATGCACTGCAATCAGATGATGCGAATTCTGAAAAAGTGGCAGCGGTTACATTTTACAGCAATAGTAAGAAAGATGTGGTAAAAGAAAATTTCTACTTTAGAACAGTTGCCCCAAAGCAATTTTATGGAATATGCTGCCTGGCGATAAAACCACACATCGTCAAGTCATTTTTAGATTATGCTCCCTCATGGTACTCGGAACATCCAGAGCACCATGACGCCTACGATCTAATGATTGGCTCTTGTATATCTATGCTCAAGAAAAAAATCCTCGTTTTTGTACCATCGCAGGTTCAGCATAGAGATACAGATAGCCTACTTAATCATAGATACGGCAGAAGAAAATCACAATCATTTCTTGAGGCATACGGAGGTTAACGTGATAAGGTTACCGGAACTGGAACAGTATACCGCCGCATTTGGAGCATTGGCATTTGAGCCGCTTACCGTTACCGCAGTGATGGTGAAAAACGCGCGGGTAGTCAATTACGATCCGATTCACTTGGATAGTGTTCTGTCCCGTGCCGTCGTGGACATGGCATTTGGCCACAACAGAGGATTGCCGAACTCGAACGAAGGATACTGGTTGCCGGTGCCGCTGAAGGCAGCCTGGTTCTCCGAGGACGGTCGGCCGCTTTGGTACTCCTCCGTTTTTCTACCAGATGCGGAGATTGTCGAGGATGTAACATACCGTCACAAGCGGACGCTGGACGGGTGGTGGTCTAGCGGGCGACAGAACAGGCCGTCGCAGGGGCGGTGGAAAGACCGGCGCATACCAGTACCTAACGCAGTTTGTGACCGATGGCAAGCGCGCATCATCGGTAACGCAGAGTGGATCGAGAGGCTTCTAGGCGGCATAAAATTTATGGGCAAAAATCGCTCCATCGGATTCGGGCAAGTTGATCGTTGGGAGATCGAATCCGCCGACTGGACAGGGCACGACATTTTCATTGACGACGATGCGCTCATTAGAAATACCCCCTCTGCCGCCAGCGAATCGACAGGAGTGCCGTGGTTACAGAATCCGACGTTAGTGGCCTGGACCCCGCCGTATTGGAAGCGGTCGCTTTGTGTGATGGGATGGCGGGCGGGGACGGTGGTAGACCCACTGCTACAGATTGACTACTTTGAGGCGGCATGACTATTCAACTGTTGCTCGGTGACTATCTGGAGATGACGGAGAGGCGGCTGGCGAAGGTGCGAGCACAGAAGCCGCTACCGATGCCGGTAGAGAGACGAGAGGAACCAGAGCAATTGGAGTTGTTGTAATGAAAGGACCGCAGACCACATTCACAATACTGGCCGTTGTCGTCATTGGCCTGGTTTTTCTGTCTCAGACGCTGCTACCGATTATGAGTGCCAATGCAGAAATCAAGCGGTGGGAGGCGGCAGAGGCGATAATCGAGCGGCGATTGTGGCAACAGACAGAGTACGAGGCGCAACTGGCAGAGAAAAAAAGACAGGCGCCACGAACGGAGGCGACACGGGCAGCGGCTTGGCGCGTTGTGACTTGGTGCGGTGCAGTCGGGGCCAGTCTTGCGTTGGTCGGCGGTGGCTTCTGGTGCGGTCGAACATTGCTTCGTCGAGCCTCAGAGCTACCACCAACAAAGAAAATTGATGATGGACTTGTGATGGCAGGCGGTGCATTCTATGATCGATACACAGGAATGCAAACGCCAGTTGGAATACCGCAGCAGCCGTCACTCGTACACGCTGAGGCTTACGCTATTGCCAGGAGTACAGAGCGGGACAAATGGACGCGCCTGGGATTCTTAGCTATTCAGGCATTGCCAGTGGTGGCGGCAACGCTCAGAGATAATGGATTAGAGCCACCGCAAGAGGCGGTTAGAGTTTTGGAGGCATTGCCGGCGAGGAGGGAAAATGTGGGGAGCTAGGGGAGGAGAGTGGGGTTCACGAACGCCAGTAGAACTCAGGGAAACACGGGAGTTTAACTGGCGCACAGAGTTTGGCCTACCTATACTCCAGGCTATTGCTATCGCTGTCACATTTGCCTATGCCCTCCTCGTCGCCCCGTTCATCGCCGTTCTCTCCGCTGGTCTTGCTGTTTTCTGGCTATTCACTGGTATTTGTATGACGGCCACGTTTATGTGGTTCTTATGGCGATGCGGGAATCTGGTAACTGAGGACCGCAAACCAATAGTTGAGCAATTTGACGATCAGGTATGCAACTCACTAATGTGGATGGAGGCAGCATCAGGTGTAATAATGTCCCTGATGGTCGGTGGTATCGCGCTCTGTTTTCACAAAGTCCTGGTGTACATCGAATTTGTGCCGCCGTTCTGGTTGCGGTGGGTTATTGAAGGGAACGGGCGGCTTCTCGGCATTGCTCAATTGCCGATGGCGTTGGTGTTAGCGGCATTTGTATTATTGGCGTTCGGGCAGGAGCTATGGCAGCGGTCCCCATTCCAGGAGATGCACGTATGGGAGGCTCTAGGGGAAATTATAAAGAGTTTCGGTCTCCAATCGGCAAGAGCGTGGGTATATGATCCACCCATCATAAATCATCGGAGAAATTCAGACCGAGACAAATCACCCAGTGTTGCTCGACGGCAAGCGCGAACACCGGGCGAGATACAAACCGCTGCCCTGGTAGAATTCATTAGACGTGGGCAAAAAATTGGATATACCCGCGCAGTGTGGGCAGAGAGCGGAGGCACCGTTCTGGAAGCAACTGGGGCAAAAATGACTTCTAAGATGTGGGTGGAATTCACACAGGGATTAGAGCGAGCTAATATTATGAGCAAAGTCGCGGGCAAGACGAATCTGATATGTAGTGTTGAGGAAGCCCTGGCACATGTATCGCACCCCTCATTTAATCTATAATAATGCGGGCAAAATTGCTTGAGCGGCAGTAGTTCGGGTGGGTCGGGTTGGGTTGGGTGGGTGACGGGGGTGGGTTTTTCGCCCCCCGCCCGCCTGTGGGGTAGGGTACTATGACAATCTTGCAGCGAATAGATGAAGCGTGGCATAGGTTCGACGAGCGGCTCGGCCTTGGGCAATGCGGAGGGCGTCTGCGAGTTATTGAGTATGCCTGGCTATGGTTCCACTGGCACTTTTGCCAGTTGATAGGAGGTAAAAAATAATGTCAGTAGAGCCACTGTATGGCTATCAGGAATTGAGAACGGGCACATTCATCAAGGCCGCTGAGGTCATTGAAACAGAGACGCGCATAATGGCTGGTCACTATCTCTGCTTGATTATTGAGAATGAGAGCGGTGAGGAAAAACGCATTATGTGCCCAGTCGCTGAATTAGTGGACGCCAGACCATACGTCAGGGAAATGCTCAGAGTAGCAGATAGCGGGAGCGAGTTTTTTAGTATCCACGAAATAGCGGCAAGAGACAGGGGCGAGCCGCTGCTGTTTGTGCGTGAGGATAGTGCGGATGATGGAGCGGACAATCCCGATTGACCTGTACCTAGTCGTTACGCTTCTCATTCTCGCGCTACAATGGTGGCTAGGTCTCTCCGGCCAGATACCAGCAGAGAGTGATGATGTGCAGGATATATAAATCTCGCGCCGGAAACTATGTACGGCTGTGCTACTACCACGGCGATAGGCGCGGCGAGCACATTCCAGTTTCCGATGGATTTAGGCTCGCAGGCAGACACTATCCGCGTGAACGCCACCGCCAGGAATCATTTGGTCGTAGAGAGCGGCTTCGCCGCTGCCAGAGATGTGGCATTGCATTATCGCGGCACGATATCATTCTGTGCCGGCATTGCGTAGCAGAATGAGTGAAAAAATCACAAAGTCCCAGGAGCCGCCTCCGGGCGGCTTTTTGCTATAGGTAGGAGGAGGTAGGGCATAGGTAGCCCATTTGTAGCGATAACGTAGGCGATTGAATCAATCTTCTTATACCCCCAATTTAATCTCCTAAACTATTAAATAGATAAGAAGTGCTTGACAATGCTACACTTTTATGCTACAATAGTAGTGTAGCAGAGAGAGAGAACGGGGACATTAAAAACCAGAACCAGAGTAGGCACAGAGCGGAAGTAGCCCAACAGGAGGGTGAAGGAAATGGGAGGAAGGAACAGGAAACCCCAGGACACCGGAAACTCTGACCGAAATGGAAGACGGAAATAGGGAGCGGAGGAGGGAATAGAAGCCCTCCGAGGTTGGCCGGTAAGAGTCCGGCCCTGATGAGCAAGAGCGAAACCTCAAATCAAAAGGAAAAAACAATGGACAGCCTAAAGGCAAAAATTGAAAAAATGGCGCAGGATGAAGGCAAGACAGAACTGGAAATCATCACACTGCTACAGGTAGCCGCAAATCACACCAATAACCAAGAACTTCTCAATCAACTCTGTGAACTAAAGTGGGACTACATAGAGTAGGCAAATAGAAAAGGAGAAACGGACAATGAATAGGCAGGGAATCCTACAGGCAATAGCGGAGAGTGAGGAGTTAAACGGCCTCGACGTGTGGGCAGACCCCAACCGACCAATTATCGAGGTGGGGGAATTCCACAAGACTGCCAATTGGGAGCGGACGAAAGGGATCCTGGAGAAGATGGGATTCTCCTGTTCCCCGAACAGCGGTCGATGGGTAGGCGAGGCGGAAGAAATGCCACGCCAACCACGACGAAGACGTGAGGAAACGAAAGAGGAGCGAATGGAACGTAGGATGCGCGAGTATCAAGACGCGCAATACAAAAAGAGGAGGGAAAATGTTAAATAGAGCATACAATCCAAATCTGGTTGATTCAATTGAGCCAGTGGATATGATGGGAGCCACCTACGAGGAGATTGTCGCGGCGGCAACCGCCGAATATTGGGTCATTCCAATAAATGAGAATAACCCCGCATTCGGCAGGCTCTATCATGTGGTGGATGTGGCGCAGTCTGGCCGCGTCCACTATGCGAGGAAGTAATCCTCCCCAGGGGGCGCGACCTGGACAAAACGCGCGGAGGTCGCCGGAGAAGCGCACGGCCTGACGATGGCTCCAGGAGAGCCGAAACCTCAAATCAAAAAGGAGAAGAAAATGTACAAGAAATTCCACGATGTAAAATATCCCGCCTACGATGGACGGGACCGTATCCCGCAGGAAGAAACAGTCGCGCGGGCGGCTTACAACATCATCAGCGAGAATAGAGGATCGGACCTCCTGTACCAATACGAGAGTATCTACGGTCCTGCACCAATGCCGAATAAGTCGGCGCGGGTTGAATCCCGCAGGGCCGTGGGGCCAAATGAGGATATAGTTACGGTAAGGGGAAGCGCGGCTTTCTTCCAGGCCGTTGAGGATTGGATAAAAGAGGAAGCGCAAGAGTAAATTTCCAAGGCGGCAGAGCATAGCCGCCGAGGTTGGCGGGGGAACAACCGAGCGCGAGCTTGGAAGTTCCCACCAGGGTCGGGGGTTGTAGGGAGATGGGAACGCAGGTTCTCAATTGCCTATGATTCCAGACCCTGGTGGGAGTTTCTAAACTAACAGAAAAGGAGAGAAAAAAATGTCCGCTTTTATAGTTGGTGATGAACATATTAGTGCAATGCTAAAAGCCGCGAATCTCTGCGGCCCCGGTGGTGGCAGGTCATATTATTGGAATGGGGAAGGAACGGCCTTTCTGAGCAATATCCAGGTGATTGGGCAGAAACTGGTAGACGAAAACTACCGCTCGGTAAATTCTCGCTATGAGAGCGACAATGAGCCGCGCCAATTTACGCGCAAGATTTTCAACCGCAAAATTGAGCCAGTAGAAATCATCAAGGCGTGTGATTGCTACATTTATCAGAGTTGTGAGTCGCCAGACTGGCAGGAATCCGAGGCATACGCAATTGTACAGGTGCTCAGAGAAATGGCAATCAAGGCCCTCCCTGGATACAATGAAGCGCAATGGGAGGTAATAGAGTAGAATCTCCAAGGCGGGGGCAACCCCGCCGAGGTCGGCCGGTAAAAGTCCGGGTCGCCCCACGGGGCGTGTGAAAAGCAAGAGCGAAACCTCGAAAGGAGAGAAAGACAATGTATGTTTACAAACGAACTGAGCCAAACCTGTGGACTGTTGGATACTACGAGCCAGGCACTAACAAATGGGTACCAGAGAGTGACCACGATAGTTCAGAGAAAGCCGCCGAGCGGGTTCGGTGGCTCAATGGTGGCAGATAAAGCCACCAACGGGGGCCGCGCATCCTACACGCGGGAGGAGAGAAAAGAAATGAGCAAGAATGCGTATATCAAAAATGATTGCTACAACCGAGAAGATGCGCTACATTGCAACGCGTACAGGTGGGGGAGAGATGGGGTAGCTTGTCCTTGTATTCTGCGAGAAGCAGAAGATATTGAGGATGGCGAAATCTTCTACTACGATCCTGACACCAAAGAACTGACAACTGAATAGCGGAACGCTTCGGCGTTCCCGCCAGTAACAACCCGGCCCACTTTAGAGAGAGAAAGAAAATTTTAGGAGGTGAACTATGAGTAAATGTCCCCACTGCGGCGGCTCTGTGGAGTGTACAGGTTGCGTGAAACTCAAATTCGGCAACCTCCGTATTGCCTATCCTGCCAACGAGGAGGGCGAGGCGGAGTGGCAGAGAATCCGGGCTGCATTCCCCACCTGCCGCGGGAGGACGCTTGTACTTCTCGCGGCAATAGAAGAAAAGGAGAGAAGCCGAATCCTCCAAATTTGAAAAGGAGCAGAGTACGCTTCTGGTTGCCCGCTCTGCGGGTGTGTGGTATTTGTGTAGTCTGGATTGTGAGCAGAGCGGGAATGAAACTGCCGCTCTTTGGGATAGCACGTGGCCCACAGAGCACCGCGAGTGGATAGAGAGAAAAGGAGGTCTTTAAGATGAAAGAAAGAGACGCGCTTCTTTTACTTTGCCGGATTATCTTCTGTACGATTGCAGTGGAATTTGTTGTCATTGTGATTGTACTGGCATTGAAAGCGATTCTCCGCGTTCCATTGGAGACGCCCTTGGTAGGAAGGTAAAAGCCCCACGGGGCGAAGGAGAGAGATGCGCGAAAGAAATGCAGTGCCAATACACGCCACCATGTGGCAACGTCGCAAAAGCGGACTCGTGACCATCTTTCGGGTGGGCGGTGGCGAGCCATCGTGGACACCGTATTCTTGCGGGTGTCCAGAATGCGAGGCCGACCTGGCCGCACGACAGAAGATGGAACGCGGTGAATCTCCTGAACTCGTCGAATTTGACGAGGCGTGGGGATTCACAGTTAGTAAGGCCAGATACAAAATCTGGCAAGAGGAGGAGAATTACGATACTTCATATTTATTTGCTTTAGCAGTCAAGCAAACTATGAATCACTTCATTTCAGAGTTAAAGGAAAGGACAATTAAATAAATAACAAAGCCCCGGCTCAGTCCGGGGCTTTTTGCGTTTCTAGCCACTGACGCAACCGCCCCACCCCATCCCGTCTCTGTTCCTGTGCTACCAGTTCCCTGACTTTTGCTGCCTTCCCCTTACCAGGCAGACTATCGTAGTCTATCCCCCAATCAAAGCAAAGTGTCCTCAACTCCTCCTCGTCTACGCGGTCGGTCAACTCGCGGCGGATTTGCGCGGGGGATAGCGGCGGGGACTTGGGCGATTTTTCTCCGAATGCCAGCCCGTTGATTTTCTCCCTGTATCTCTCTGCTGCTCGCCTCTCCTCGGCATTATCAGCGGCGATGTAAAGCAGTACCGCCTTTATGCCACTTATTATCTCCGCGTGCTGTTCTCGTATTCTCCTAAGTTCCTCGGTGGTTCCATTGTCTTGCTGGCAACTTTTCTCAAATGCCTCAAGCAATGACTGTAGCATGTCGGCTACTCTCCGCTGTGCTCTTACCTCGGCAACGCGAAGGTTTTTGTCATGCCGAATAGCTTTAGTCAGTTCTTGAATGTCCCCGTCTGCCATCAGTTACTACCTGGATTGCCTCTCTATACTCTTGTAGTCGCTCGCTTGTATCACGTAACCGCTCGCTTACGTTATGAGACCGCCGCGACCACACAGTAACGAGCAGGAGAACGAGCAGGAGCGGCAGTGTGTCATCTATTCTACGTTGCATTATCCCCGTTGCCAATAGCGCAATGCCGCAGGCGAGCGAGTAGGTTAGGGACATTCTGCCGCCAACCACCTCACCTACCGCATAGGTCGCCAGATAGAGAGTGAGAATCACCCAGGGATAGCCGTCGCTTGTATTCTCTATGGCATCTATGACAACCATCGCGAATATACAGAGGAGACCGGCCCAGGCTGCTATCAGAACTCCGGCCTTCGTTCTCCCCCTACAATGTAGAATCAAGGCGGCAAAGTTTATGAAAAGTAGCACAACCATTAAGCCTGTGTACCAATAGGAGAATTGATGTGCTGGCCCCCACAACCATATTGAGGCGGCCTGTGATGCAATGCCGACCAATATCACGAATGGAACACCGGCCAGCATCAGCGTCGTTGTTCTATCGTCCATTCTCCTCTGCCATTCTGACACCAAAGAGCAGAAAGTCAATTATAACCTGTAGGATTCTCATAGCCACGGATTGTCTACCGTATCATCGCGCAGTTTTTCAATCACGCCGTCGAGGTCGTTCTGCATTTCCTCAAGGCCGTCCCTGACTGCAAATGGATAGCCACACAGTGCAAATAGCAACGTCGGTGCATGCGGATTTCCTTCTACCTGGGGCAGCTTACCTTCCTCACGCCAGATGTCATAGAGTGGCCACCATACATCATTGATAAATCGCTGCACGTCCTCACATGCCAGCGCAGCATTCACAAACGCCAGTTGATTTTCTGTCAGTTCCATCTTACCTCCCGTTTTCCTCTGCCATTCTGATACCGAATAGCCAGAGGTTGGTTATGATTTGTAGGATTCTCATTACAGGTTCCTGATTGCTTTCTCGTAGCACGCCTTGATAACGCGCGCATCCCATAGCGCGTTATGTTTCTGTCCGCTATCGTCAAGCCCGGCGTACTCCTCGCGGTTTATGTCCGGGTCAATACCGGCGACTTCTAGCAATGTAGCCAGGTCACGGCAGATGTAATGCACATTGTCCGGTATGGTGAAGGCTCCGCCAAATAGATTGCAAAACAGAACCCAGTCGTAATGGGCTACGTCTGACCACATCTGTACTGGGCCGAGAGATTCTAGCCATTCTCCTAGCTTCTCAGAAACCCGCCTTGAATCACCTACAATTGCATCGCCAGCACTCCCAACAAGATTTTCTAGGGCATTTTCTTTTAACCAGCCATTGATTTGATTAAGATCATAGTCAATCAATTCAGCATAGAACTCTTGACCGTCTTCAGCGACACACCCAACGCTAATGAGTGTGGTATTTTGATGAAGCCCGGTAAACTCGGTATCGAAAAAGACCTTCATCATAGCCCCCTGATTGCGTCCAAAATCTGCTGGTCATTCTGGATTGCCCAAGCATCGGCCTCCCAACGGTAGAAGCATACTCCGGCGATTCTGCCGAGAGAAGTACAATAGCGATATGCCTCTCGCACCCACTCGGCCCCGACCGCCCCACCCTGCCAGCCATTAGAGCCGTCGAGTTTGCGTTGCGGGTTCAGTTCTGTCACATATACCGGCACTCCTGAGAACCGAGGCGGTATCCAGGAGAGTTGGTCCTCCAGTGTCCGCAGGTGGTAGTATCGCCCAATGAGCGGAGGGTCCGTGAACGTATCATAGCTCCACACCTGTTGCGGATCGCTGCCCTGGGTTTTGCCGTGGAGAGGGATAAAGTCCAGCCCGTGGATATTCTCGTAAACGTGCTGGATATAATCGCGCGGATCACCTGTCTCGGCATTATATGAGTCAATCGCGCCAGGAGCAAGGCGGGCAACTCCGGCCACCCTATCCCACACGGCATTGTATGCTGTGACATAGTGCGCTGGATGGATTGCTCCCTCTGCTGGATTGTTTTGCTCATTGGCAATAATCCAACCCCACACGCCGCTAGAGCCGATAATCGTGGGGGCGACTTTATCCGCCCAGGTTTCTACCTGGTCAAGTGGCGGAACGGTCCCTGCTCCGCCACCGTAATTGTAGTTTACTCGACAAATGACCTGAATCCCCGCGTTTTCTAGGCGACTAAAATCAACAGGGACTATAGCATCAGTGACATTGAAATGTACGAGACAACAACCGGTCATTCTCTGCTGGCGCATCCAATCACCACCCGCCTCGTCGTGGAGGCCGACAAGAGGCGATGGTATTGTAATGTATGGCTTTCTATGCGCCGCCCGAATGCCAGTTATCCATTGCAGTGCCCAGGTTTTTCGTTGGCCGTCCTGGGTGTCAATGATATTGATTGCACCATCTGCGCCGATATTTTCCAGGTAGACGAAATGTGCCGATGTAGGAACACCACGTCGAAGGACAACTTCCCAGTGATTATTCAGCAAGCCTCTGAGATAGTCAATCGTTGTAGTCCCATCTTCTCTGAGACTATCATCAAAGACGGGGAATAGATCAGCGACGGCTTCCCAGTTCAGAATGTGGTCATAGGAAAACACGGACCGCGCCAGTACAAAGAGTTTGTCGAGCCACGGGGGAATAACGTCTTTGTCGTATACTTGCCGGAGAATGATTGCCCAGGCCGTGAGTAGGCAGCCGTAATCCTGAATCGTCCCACCTCCTGGATGTTCTCCGAAGTCCACATCGTACCAGTTTTGCGCTTGCGTAATATCACCAGCTAGGACGGGCAAGAGTTTAACGGCCATCTCGTATGGCGTATCAGCTTCTAGCGTGGTCATTTTTGCGCCTGGGTAGTGCTCATCAAACCAGGATTGTGTGAGACCAGTGCCAATGTCGTGCGGATTGACGGCAATCACCGAGCGAGAATTGAGACAGATAGGATTGCCAGCATCCTGTGCGCTCGCTCCGACCGTTTGTTTTGTCACGCTGGCGGCCAGTCCAGCGCACTGCCACCATAGATTATCGCAAATCTGCGGTAGTAGAACATAGGTGCGCTCATATTGTGTCTTTGCCGGACATTCTACAACTGGTGGCGGTTCTACGTCAATAGGGGGCTGTGCATTCGTGTCGTTTCTTGTATCAATCGCATACTGAACCAGCGACGGGTAGTATCGCTCCCAATCTGCCGCCACCCATTGCCCGACTGGGCCAAGGGTAAAGGGACAACATCCCCACACCCAGTAGTCTTCACGCGCTTCATTATCCCACCACTCGAATCGTTGTAGCATCTCATTAAACGATGGTACATTTGTTGGTAGGTGTAGGCCGCCATACCACTCGCTGATAACGAGTGGTATGATTGGCTCTCCTGCTTGCCTGATTGCTTCATAGAGATACCGATAGCGGAAATGGATAGCCCCAGCGCCTTCAACGTATGGCGCGCTGGGGATAGGATCGCCAAACCACAAATCAATAGGCTCTCTTGGATCAGATGGTCCCTCGTGCAATGCTAGAATATGGCCGCCTAGATATGCCCGCGAGAATACGCCAGACTCAGCCATCGCAACCATTTCATCCCACTCTGGTGTGCCCTTGTTGAGACCGAATAGCGCGAGTTTTAGGTTATGTTGCTCGGCCAGATTCATACAGAGGATCATCAACTCGGATAGAGCGGCATAGCCACTCGCCCCAGGCGGGTCCGGCTCGTTGCATATCTCCCAGTAGTCGATGACATCCCGCAACTGTGGCTCTGAGTTGAGGCGCGACAGAATAGGAGCGAGAAGACCACCGGCCATTTGCCCCAGGCCGGCTCCTGGTGCGCCTACATCCTGACAGCCCTCGGCATCGTGAGCGATGCGTCCTATCGTGATTGTAGAAGGTGCTACCTGCTTAACATCGGTTAACCATCCGAGGTCGTCCACTGCCTTGACGACCGCCAGGGGCGCATCGGCCTCAGCGGCCTGTTGGCAGAATGACACAATGCTGTTCTGGTTGATGCCGTGTATACCGAGCTTACTGCCGCGACTAATGCACCGGTAGGGCCATTCGTCGCTTGCCGGCGGTCCAGGTTCTGGCATTCCTAATGCCTCCAGCCTCACGTCGTCCCAGTAAGCGTCATTATGCTTGAACGGCCAGAGGGTCCTTGAGCGGAGGAAGACAGTCACGGTATCAGATTGCGCTACAGTATATACAAGGGGAACTTCCGAATAGGCATTATAGATATGGCCGCCGTCGCCCCACTCGACGGTATCGGCAAATGGATCGGTCCCCCCAGTCGGGTCTATACCAATCCAGAGGGTAAAATTTCGTGCGCCATCGTCAAGGCCGGGATAGCCTTCTGGAGCATAGAAATGTTCATATCCAACCCCCTCACCTTCGCTCCAGCGGGGATCGTCTGGATGGGGGAATGTGTCTGGCTGGTTGGGGTCGCTGTGGTTTGACCAAGCGTGGGCGTACGCGGTCAATCTCAACACAATGCCGGGGGTGACTTGCACTTGCTGATAGAATCCGGCGTCGTGCTTGCGATGGAAGGTAAATAGAAGCGTGGCCTTTTGACCTTCGTGGACCCGGACAGGGTCACCGCTCACCCAGGCGTCCCGCACCTCCGGCTGTGCTAGTTCGTCGGAGCGTCGGAACCAGGCTACCCAACCAGAAGGCGTGAAGATATTGCCTACATCTGTTTCGTATGGATCGCCACTAACAGGAAATACTCGGCAGCGATGCGAGGATTCTGTGCCCCAATCCTCCTCAAAGTTCCCGTTTCTCAGTAAATTAGCCATTTTCTTTTCCCCTCTCTATTTGTGAGACAAGCGGCTCAAAATCCACACCTGCGTCTCTCAGAACCTGGTATAGCGCCGCTTCCATCGCCATTATTGCCTTGTGTTCTATCCCAAGCTCAAGATGATAGTTTATAACCTCTATAATCTCATGCAATAATGTGGATTCTATCTGTTGCTCTACCTGATCGGCAGCTATCCTTACCGTTTGTGTCTTGGCAATCCATTCACCAGTTGCGCCGACTATTGCGTCTGTCAAAACAATGCGATAGTCATAGCCCAAGATTTTCATTTCATTTTTCCCCTTTCTTTTCACCCTCCCCAGGCGGACGACCGGGGAAAAAGGAGCCACCCGCCCAGGGAGAGCATCTATCCTGGTATCAACCAACGCAGATTATCTAAGTTGAAAATTACAAGCAAAGAATTGTTAGGTGTTGGTCTGTCCACATCTGACACCGCGAGTGAAGCAGAGGCTTCACCATTCCCCTGCCAGGTGCGCGTTATGCGCGTGACAAATAGATCGTCATCAATGTCAACGTAGTAGCTACCACCGTAGGCTTTCACCGCACCGTGATACACAACGCGGATTTTATCGCCAACTCTGAGTGATGTAGGCAGATTCAGCACCCGCGTCAGCACGTAGGTCTCGTATGGTAGCGAATAACGTAGAAGCCGCGCCTTTGCTGCGTGGTATAAAACATCGGCGGCTTGCTGGCGGCTGGTTGAGCTAGTCGGGTCTATCGGTCCTATCCACGCGAATTGTGGTGTATTTTCTCTAATAGATGATGCTCCGCCGCCAAGGGCCGCTTGACTTGCTGTATCCTCGACATAAAACTGCGGTCGCTGAATCACGTTAGAGCCATTTGCTAGCGTGACCGTTACGGCAGATACCAGATTTATCGTTGTCGGCCCGCCTATAGATTGAATCTGTAGCATCTCGTGATTGGCCGTCCAATTGGCCTTATTCCCTACCCAAATGTATTCATTCGCCACGAATCCCGTTGTGCTGGTAACAGTTAGTGTTGTGTCAGTCGGGTTCGCCTGCGCCGTCAATGTCGTCTCTGCCCCATCTGGGCCGGTGTTAGCTGCGACTTTTATGTCGGTGATGGAGGTAGAAGCGTCTTGTAAGTCAAACCTGTCTTTGCCGAGCGGATAAAGGCGGTTCTCTATCTCTGCGCTAATTTTCCCTATCTCGGCATCAGCGATGTATGCTAGTCCAGGAGATACCTCTTGCTGCTTAACAAGCGCGTGATGAACGTTCATTGCTCGCAATCCGCTATCCGCCCCGAATAGACCAAAGTCCAGCGTTCTGGCCGTGGTTCCCTGGCGTAGGTGGTGGCCTATTTGTTCAGCTAACGTGATGAGTGCCTGTAACCGCGTTTGTCCATCGAATGAGATGGTAGAGCGAGTACCAACACCAGGGTCAATCACAATGCTGCCCTGTGTCCATCCAGTACCGCCGAGGAGAGAAGCCGCCGTTGCTGATGTGCCGATTATGACGTTGGCGATTAGCCGGTTGTCATAGGTGCGATTATATCCTGTATTGAGGTAGACTAATTCACCCAACAGATCAGGGCCGGAAATTTGATAGATGGGTTGTTGCCCACTTGCTACAACGTTGAGGTTTTGGATCAAGCAAGTGGCAACTATGTCCTCATTCAGCACGCGGACCTGTAACCTCTTCTCCGCTCCGAGCAAATCCTGTGCTCTCTGGTAGGTAGCAGGAATAGAGACAGTAACGAGGCCCGCTCTGTCTAGCTCCTCCGTAATCTCTACGGCCAGGACATTTTCGAGCGGGCCGGGACCTATGATGTTACCAGACCCGTCCAGAACGTCAACGTTAAAAACCGGAGACGATAATGACGGCATCGGTCATTTCTCTACAGGAGTTGGCGTTATGCCAGTCAGGAGTGGGTATCGTTGCACATTCGGTATATATCCATTAAATGTGGTATATACTTGTGTCTCTATCAATGGCGAGACGAATATTGTATCCTGTACCGGCGGAAGAACAGAGGTGGTTATTTCTGGTATCGGCGACCTTGATAAAATAAGGCAAGCCGAAATTAGCGTAAGCACAATGGTGATAATTACACCAAGTAGAATATATCCCTTCTTTTTCTTGATTTTCTCTTTAATTTTCCCCTTCATCTTATGCCCCCATAAATGGTGTCTTCCATTGTGCGTTGAGCGTGAAAGTCCCACCCGACTGAGTCACAGTTACCGTGACCTGATTATCACCACCTGGGAAAACTGGTAGCAGCGCAAACCAAACTACCTGCCCGCTACTGAGTGATAATTTATCATAGGCGTCAACGCCATTGTTTAGAACGCTGTATTGCTCGCAGTCAATGACAAGCGAATTCCCCGGCAGTACTCCAGAGCCGCCAGAATCATCCCAGGTTAGGCTCAGAATCGAGCCGATATTGATAACGACTTTCGTTACCGCCGATGATACTGGCGTCAACGTGAATTTTACCGGCGACGCTATGTCTCCGAGGTTGTATAACGTATAGGTTCCGTTTGCCGTTATATTCGTGCTGTTGAGGAGTCTCTGATACCAAATGCCTTCAGGAAGATAGAATATCAGTTCGGCAGGCCAGGCAAGTTGCCCCTCGCCTGCAATCTCGACGGCCCGCGCTCGTATCAATTTAGCGTATGACCACAAGAGATTGCTTTCTACCGTCGTTCCTCTTGGTGTCCCCCACAAGCGCATGTTGTTCCAGTTACCAGAGTTTGATAGCATCTGCCGCAATGCAGCCCGCCAGTGTGTTTGACAGAATGTATAAGTCCCCGTAATCCGATAGCGTTTTGTTACAGTTTTGGCGGCTATCGGATACACTTCATCGTCGTAATAATCGAATGTGCCAGAAGCACCGCCAATCTGTGTAGCGACTGGCGGCATTTCTGTTAGCCAGTCGTCTCGATCTTCGGTGTCGGGGAATATGTAGTCCTGTGAGCCACCAGAAATAGGGCCATTGGGGCCGTAGCCAGATATTCTCACAGCCTCACCCCCTGCGCTCGCATTTCTCTAAGGAACGATTGCGCCACTCTCTCTCCGGCCTCCTCTGGTGTGGCGAATCCTCCAGGAGCAATGCCGACATTGATATTCACATTCATGCCAGCCCCGGCCCCCGCAGGCAACGCGGCCAATGCTCCGGGCGGCGGAGTTGGCGGTGTCACCGGTGCGGGTGCTCCTATGCGGCCAATCTCACCGATTGTCGGCACACCGATTGTGCCGGCGATGGCATTATATGCACGAATGAGAGCATTTAGCGTATCAATAACGACGTTGATATTGTCAGCAAAAACACGCTGTATACTGTTCCATACACCGGCGATAAAATCAGCCAAGCCGCGCCATGGATCACGCAGAAATTCACGAAGGTCGGCCATTTTCTCCGCTGCTACCAATGCAATCTCAGCGAACCACCCCACCGCCTTGTCACGCAAGTTGTTTATATCTCCGATTATATCCTTAATACGTCTAGCGTGGTCTCGCGCTGTTTCTCTAATTTTCTCCTGGAATCGCCTAACAAAGAGAATGATGCCATCAAATGCACTCTCGGCCTTTCGTCTGAACTCCTCTATTTTCCGTCTTATAAATTCAACTGGACCACCGGCCTTATTCACGCGGTCCATAAAATCAAGTAGGGCCGGTATCGCTTCCTCTACTAGAAAATCGGCCACTAAAAGAATGGCATCGGCCAAATCTTCAGCCAATAGCTCGACAAATTCCTGGAACCGCTCATCCTCCATCAATTCGGCGGCGGCCTCTAACAGCGGTGTAAGTCCACGTTCTAGCGCAGCAAAGAAAATCTTGCGGATATTCTGCCAGGCAGACCCAAGGCGGTCCAGTGCTCTGCCGAATCTGGTGCTTGCTCTCTCTGCCACACCTAGTCCTGCGACCGCATCATCTAGGCTACTAACTGCATCCTTCGCCGCTTGCCCGGCCCGCTCTGCTGTATCAGTGGCTTGTTCAATCACACGGCCTGCTCGCTGTATAAATCCCTCACCAACACGACCGAACGCGCCGAATTCGCCACGGATTTTCTTTTGTGCTGAGTCTATCGTATTCGCAGCTTTGGCGAAATTCTCAGAGGCTCCCACGGCATCTTCCGACGCTTCGGTTAGAGCACCGCCAGCACCGCCAGCGGCCTCTCTGGTCCCCTCTAGTGTCTCTCTCATCCCCGTCAAAAATGCGGGAAGTCCCCGAATGGCGTTAAAGACGGCGAAAATACCACCGGCCAGCAATGCGCCAAAACTAATGGCGAGGCCACTAATTGCCTTCCGTGCGATATCAGACGCTTTGGGAAGCCTTGAGCCAAGGCGCTGAATAAATCCACCAAGACCACCAGAGGCGCGCGTGGCTGCCTGCCCAGCTCGCGTGATGGCTGTAGCATTTTTCTGTACTGCCTGCGTCCCCTGATCTATCCCACTGGTGTCGGCAGTGGATGTCAGTTTATAAGCGTCTTCAACTGGTCTCGCCATTATCGCTTTGCTTTTTCCTCTAGTGCATTGCTAAAAGCAGAGTCAATCATCAGGTACTCAAGGAGTTTTGTTCTTGCATTCCCATAGCCTAATCCGTGATAACTGACTACCCCGTCTTTCACTAGCCTATACTCTGCGATCGCCCGCGATGCTCTATTCTCTAACTGTAATTCCTGCCTCGTTTTCAGTGGTGAAGCCGTCGGTGTAATATCGTGAACGATGGCATTCCAGATTAGCCGCTCGATTGTGTCCCGATAGGGTTTCCTTCGCGGAGTTCGCGTACCTCTGAGTTTTCTTCCTGCTCCAGTTCGTCAATTTTTGCTAGGAGTATAGGTACGTGATGTGGTGGGAGGCCGCGGATTTTCCCGGCACTGAGACCGACAAGCCGCGCCTGTAATCTGGCGAGGTTGTGGTCCGCCGTGTTCATCCTTATCTCTATCTCGTCCAACTCAGCGAGGTTATCGGTTTGGCTCAGAGCACGGCCACCGACGAACATACGAAATTCCTTTTCGTCTATTTTTTCTTGTTCGTACCAAGATAGTCGTTGTCTTAGTTGGTACTCTGTCCCCTCAATTTCTACTGTTGTCGTGTTGTTGTTCATTTTCCCCCTTTCTACTCAGTTTTTAGATAGTTGCCTCGTCGTTTTCCATCCAGACGTTAAAGTCCTTCCCGGTCACGGTATCCTCTTGTGCCTTGCCGGAAACCGTGATGATGTGCCGCCCCTGCTCACCAGAAATCGGCGGTAGTTTGTTGATATCGAAAAATAATGATGGAATAACAACGTTTGCCTTTGCAGTTGTGCCGTTCAGCTCCGGACCTACCATCGCAAACTCGAATGCCAGCGGGGTGCCTGCCCTTGCCGCATCGTAGAATGTCTCCGAGTAGTCAGTCCACGAAATGTCGAACGTGACTGTGATCTCTCGATTGCCTGGCCAAATTTCCTGGCGCGTTGGGTCCTGTGTAATTCCATATCCCTCGGCATCCAGACCGTTGTCCAGCGTGATAGTTGCCGTTAGGACTTTAGCATAGGCAGTCGCGCCGGATAAGGAAATGATTTTCGTCGTCGCGTTTAGAGAGGGAGTTCCTCCGAGTGAGATTTGACCGTCGGAGAAAATAAATGGACGATTCAATGCTGGATATAGAGTGCCAGGGTTCGAGACATACGTCGGCGTAGCACTACCGTCATAGTCCCAGTTGTCACCGACAAGAGCCTCATCTTTTGCCAGCATCGCAAATTCTAGCTGTACGATCTCTTTACTGGCCGCAGTAATCGTCCAGGTATTCACGATGGCCGAAAGAATGTTTAGCGCGGTGGCTCCTTCCCGGTACACTTTCTGTATGCTGAGACCCAAGAGCGGATTTTCCTCATCTATTAGAAATCCGTGGATATAGCCGTCGTTTGTTGTCGTGGCAGTGTCACGAAGAAATTGCTTGAGGATCGTACTGATTCCATCGACGTGCCACGGCGTAGAAATAGAACCCCCAACCCCCTTCGCGCCAAGGACGCGCTGCTTGATTCCCCTCATTGCCCCGGTTTGACGGAGGTCGATAACCTCGCGCTCGCTGCCTATATCGACACTGTTAACCTCTATCGCCTTCGCTGGTGTTACCCACGTCCCGAATGCTGATTCTGCTGAGTATAGGAAATGTTTAGTCGCCATTGTCTACCTCCTCTGCTGCCCGGCTCTTTTTGACCGCCTCAAATGCGTCAGGCTGATTTCTCAGTAAATCGTTGGCAAGTTCCTCTGGCAATGTAATGATCTCGCCGCGCCTTCTACTACCATAGCCAACGATATGCCTCCCTGTAGTGGCGATAACCCTAATTTCCAATGTTTTACTCATTCGTACCTCCTGCGCTCTGTTTCTACCTCGAATGGAATAAGTGCGAAATTGTCCCAGTTGTTACTCCTCAATTCTCGGTCCATCCCTAACTCGCGGGGAGCCGAGACGGTGAATCGTATAACGACCTCATCAACGACGCCGAGGCTGCTCATATCGCGATGGATGTGTTTCTGTAACTCGAATTCAATCGCGTGGACCAGAGACTTTGCCAGATCATAGCTCGGAACGTGAGCCACGCGCTCGCCTATTTTTACGATCTGGTCACCGCCGGATACTCCATGTGCCAGCGTAATAGATACGGCGATAACACCAACGTAAGTTTGTTCATAATGACCACCGGTCCCTTCAGGTCCCTCCAGTTCTGTCCCAACAAATACCTCGATCATTGGGTAGTGGTCTTGCCTAACCATCCCCGATGGAAATGCGCCTCGGACAAACAATTTGACTTCATCTAAGGGACCGGTCGTGCTACCAAGCACTTCTATGATATAATCAGCTATTGCCTGGCTCATTATTTGTTCAGTCATTCGCGCCTCTTAGATGTTCCTCTGCAAATTCATGCAATTTGTCGCGGTCTGCATCCGTAAATTGTAGCATCGGTCTAGCGACCATTTTACTTGTGCCCTCCTGGTGATAATGCCATCGCGGTCGTCCACGTCCTCTCTGTCCAGCCATTACACGATTTATAATTCTCAAGCTGCGTGGTCTAGCCTCCCACCGAAAGCCTCGTCTCATTCGTCCTGTTCGTACCAGAATAGGCCTTCCCGGATAATGCCTGGCTTTCCATGATTTGTATGGTTCTTTCAGTCCACGCCACCTTCGCGGCGTTCCTTGTGCCGCAAACTGTCGCGGGATGTGTTCGTTGACGATGTAATCACCGTAGCGGTCTAGCACCGGCTTTATGTCCTGCATCCTCAGACCGATATCTTTCAGGTAGGCAGCGAAATCGTCTTTGTCAATACTGCCGTAGCGGATGACCAATTCCCCACCAGCTACCTTGACGACGGTGAGACGGCCCTGCGATCTACCGAAGCGCGTTAAAGAAACTGCTCTCGCCATTTTCTGCCAACTCAATCAAGGCATTAGAAAAGTTTGTCGCCAGCGTATCACTAACCTGTATATAGCGTGTGCCTTCTGGCTCATCCTTATCTGTCCCATATCGCCGTGTTTGCTGAATCTGTTTTGCAATTTCAAGCAGCCATTCCTTGTCAACTAAGACATACTCTTTTTTCATTTTCTTCTCACTCTAGTGATTCATCCTGTCCTGTAAAATATCGGTCGCGGGGTGGTGTTTGGACGATCATAAACACAGGGTCTATATCCCCCTCTGGCTCTAGCCCTGGTAATTGCTGCTCGCCCTTGCGAATTCGAGAGAGAAAGTCGCGGTACTCCTGACACCAGTATTCAGCGTGTGGCGGTAAAATGTCCTCAGTGCGGTATCCTGCGTGGTACGCCTGGCAAGCCGCACCGAATGTGTTGTAACGTTTCAGGAGGGCGACGGCATCGGCTGCTGTAACTGGAACAGTGTATCCGGCGGCCTGTAGAACTCCATCCAGGTTAGAGGAGACGGTATCCACATATTCTTGCACGTCATCATAGAGAGGGAACCCGGAGCTATGACTAAACGTCGTTTGCATAACCGCTTGGACATTTTCCACCGTACAGTATGCCATTCTATGCCTCCGCTATTACAGAGAACCAGCCTGTCAACGTTTGTTCCTCCGCCGTTTCAAAAGTCGTCTCTACTCGATATTCATTGCCAGCGGTGAGCGAGATTAATAGTTGGTGATCCTGGTATAACCGTCGAGGTAACATCGGTCCCATCCTGGTCATAAACTTTGATGACGACATTTGTAGGATTAGACCCCCACTCAGATATATCGAGAGTATAGATAACCCTTTCACCCTCCCCTTGTCGCTGTACTCCCTCGATAACCTCGCGTGGCCTGGTAGTCATCATATCATCGCCTTTTAGTCTCAGTAAAAAATCCCTCGGTGATAATTGTAAGATAGTCATAATAGTAACATCGTGAGGCGGGATAGTTCCCGCCTCACGGGGATGAAACTATGCCGTGCCATCACTCCAGAGAGTGAATCGCCAGCCCCCAACGGCCTCAGTGGATGAACCACCAATGACGTGCCTGACTTTGTAGTCAACGGCGTCATTATCGAATCCGCCAACCAACGGATCGGCCAAACCGCCGAGCATCATTTGAGATGAGGCCCGCATGAACATCTGCGGCTGAGCATATCCACGGAGGAAAGCAGCCTCGACAGCCCATCCCATGGTTTTGTCAGCAAACAGATACCAGCTCGTGTCATAGTTTGTAGGATCAAAGAGCCTAATCCACGGATTGTAACGCACGAACATGCGGTTGCGTACCTCTTGAGGAACGATCATCATGGTTGGGAGGTTGTCTCTATCTGCCGCGCCAGAACCTCCAGTATAGGCAACGGTAGTGGATGAGAGAATTTGAGTCGCCTTAAACTCGGTGGTCTTCGAGCCACAGACGATATAGATGGGGTCGTTCATGATGGGAGTACCATCGTCGTCGTCGGAGGGGAAATCGGCCATTTGCCCGATAGCAAGCGCGAGATTGTCGGGGGTCAGTGCGACAGTGAGTTTGTTAGAAGCCGTCCCACCTGGTACGGCATGGTCAGTCTTGTAGAGGTCGGTATTGGCGGCAAAAAGCGACGTAACGTAATACCACTCCGTATTGGCTGCCTGGGCCGCAAGATCATCGGGGGTATCGCGCAGTGAGCCAAGGTCGTCATTGATGAGAGCCTCCCAAGAGATGTTCCGCACGCCACCAAATTTCTGAACAGCAAACTCGTAGTAGCTCTCGGATGGTTTGTCGCTCTTGTAGCTCTCGAGTTCCTTGACCTCTGGAAGATACCCGCGACCGATGGATGCCTTGAACCGCTTCGCCTTACGGAAGTCGGAAACGTCGCTGACCTTCACGTAGTCGCGCCAGGTTGCGGGATGTGTTCGATATTTTGCCAGTAACAACCGGTCAATCGTGTCACCGAAAAGCAGCGGAAAGTCGCTGGTGGTGATCGCCTCTTTTAGGATTCGATACGCTTGCGGATCGCCCGCACATGCATCGCCGTAAATCGTGCGAAACTCGCGCAACGCCGGCCCGACTTTTGGATGGCTCTCCAGCGTTCGCTTTTTCTGCGTCAGATTGCCATAGCCACGCAGATCGCGCCCCCCAAACAAAGCCTGGGCACTGGCGTCCGCCGCATTGTAACTTTCTACTAATTGCATAAACTCAGACATTGTATTCTACCTCCTACAGTCCAAATGCGACTTCGATATTAGCCGTCGCACCGGACGTTACCGTTTCCAGTGCGTAACCAAACGGCTCGCCATTGGTTACGTCGAGATTGATTTCCGATGGAGTAGGGGCGGCATCGTAATACAACCTATTGCCAATTGCGATAGGAGCATCGGAATCAAGCGCATCCTTGCCAGTCACCGATACAACCTGAACGAAATCAGCGGGGATCATTACAGGCGCATAACCATCTGCGTCGCGGTCCTTTTGAGCATAGCAGACCATCTCCTCTAGGAGAACTGGATCACCCGCCTCTACACCTGCCGGAACTGGCAAATTCCGCACGATTGGCAACGCCTGCTCAATCCAACCAGAATTTTTACCACCTGCGTCGATGTAATCTGTAGCCATTTTTTATTACCTCCCGCGCATAGCAATTTCGGCCTGTTCCTCTGTCAGTCCCATGTCGAGGAAGGCCTGCTTTTGCCGCGCCTCTGTGATTTTTTGTTGCGATTCAGTAGAAGCCTGTCCGCCCATCCCGCGAACCTGTCCGGCTGCGGTCAGGGTAGCGAGTTCGGCGCGTCGTTGACGAATCAGTGAGTTAATGCGCCCGCTCAATTGCGCCTCTGTCATCATCGGTTCGACCATCTCTGGCTCTACCGGCTCAACTGGCGCAATAGTAGCGACCTTGGCTTTCACCCATACGCCTGCCTCGTCCTGCTTCCATCCAGCATCGAATACCGCCGCCCACGCCTTGATGGTTGCGGTCTCCTCGCCGTCGGGGAGATTAGCGGTATACGCCTCCAACCACAACGCCTGCGCTTCCTCTGGCAGTGCTCCCACGTCAGGCGGAAGCTCCAGCTTGGGCGCATCGCCGCGTTCCAGGTCCGTAGCCACTGGCGCGAGTTCACCAGGTCGCTCCATCGGAGCGACTTCCTCCTCCTGTTCTACGAATCGCTTAACGTCGGCCTCTACTAGCTGCCGCACGTAACTCTGAACGGCCGTGGGCTGGCCCTTCAATCCAGCCTCCAAGACTTTCTCGGCGTCGGCCTTCCGCTGTTCCTTTTTCAGCGTCCGCAACCGCGCCTCCATTGTTCTGATGAGTTCCGTACTCATCGTTACCTCCTGTTGTAATTTCTTTAGCTCTGTCTTCTCACCATATGCCTTGCGCCGTTCCCGTTGCCCTATTGCGTCTACGATATCTGGTCGGCTTTCGCATAGCTGTTCAAAAGTCAGAGAATCCATAGCGGTATCATCTTGATTGCTTCGTTCCGCTTCCACAAATCCACGTCCTCCCGCTGCCGCCTGCGTGACGAAATCCAACGATCTAGCAGCGGTGAACGCCTCAACAACAAATCTGTTCTCATCGGGCCGCCCACGGCCCTCAGCGTTTATCGACTGGTCTCCTGCGATCCCCTCTTTAATGAGCGTTCGCAACCAGTCTGCGGTCTCGCTCAATTTTGCATTGCGATAATAGAGCGCGTGGTGTCCTGCAAATTTGCCTTCTGTAATTTTCTCGACGTAGAAATCAGACGCCGCTTCTGGCAGTCGTCCAACGAGGTCTCTAACGGACCGCTCTGGCCGGTCGCGCTCCTCTGTCAACGTCGGATGGTCGGCATAAATCGGACGGCCTGCAAAAACTGTGGGGCCACTCTCCAGGGCCTCTCGCGTGTAATGGTTGCCATTGGCACTCAGTCCCTCGACAACGACAATGCCGCGAAGATTCCCCGCGTCGTCAATCTCTGCCCGCGTGTCTGTGCGGTCCCACGTCTCTGTCAATTGCCGAGTATCACTCTCCTGAGCGGATACCAAGACTCCCGGCAATCCAGTTGGCTCGGTCGTCAATAGTTCCGGCTCAACCACAAATGCCAATGCCTCATCGCTGCCTTCCGGCACTTCGCGTATCTGCCAGGTATCGGTATCAATAATCAGGGCGGCAATATTATCCAGTTCCATTTGCGCTGCCAATGTCTCATCAATTTCGTGAGCATCGCCCAGCGTAAGGGCCACCTCCATAGATTTTAGTCCCAGCGATTCGTAAACATTCCCTGTGCGCTGAAGGCTCCAGGTGCAGATAGCTGCCGCATTACGAGGAGCGAATCCCTTTTTCTTCACAGCATCCCAACAACGATGCCACTTTGCCGTGTGCTTTTTCTCCTGGAGCATCTGTTTCCCCTCCGCCGTCTTGAAAAATTGAATCTGTCGCTCGCGCTTCTCGGCGGCCTCTCTCGCTGTCTCCTCACTGGCGTATTCCCCGCCCTCTCCAAACGGGAAGCGACCGAGCACCTTCGATTCATCTTTAGAATACAGAACAATGACATTCCCCTCTTTCCTGACAACTTCGTTCAGTTCCATTATGTAATCCTCCTATGGTAAAAATGGCGACTCCCCACCTAGTCGCAAATTCTTGATATATCTATAATCAATGAGTGTGCCAGACATGATACATAGACAGGTCCCGCTAACCGGACTCGTGCCCAAAACGTCCAGAGTAATATCTGTTTGCTGTGCTATTATTGGAGCCGGGGGAGTAAATTCTGTCCGCGTGACACCTGGTATGGTAACAGCTACCGGTATCACGCTCGTTGGCGCATACAATAATGTACTACCAGAAAATGTCATGGGAGAGGAAGTGATCCGTACCTGTATCTGTTGGCTGCCATCCTGTGAAAGAATAAACTGCGGACAAAACATATATCCCGCCGGTGTGGTATACACAATCGCGGATGAGCGGCTTTCTCCCTGGCTAATTATTGCCCTCGTATCTGCCACGGGCGGAACGCCTCCAACTGGCGTGGTTAGCGCAGCAATATACATATTGCCTGTGGCAGTAGCCTTATTCAAGGCTAGGGTAACATCGAGGGCCAAATTAACTCTAAAAAATTCTAGCGGGATACCGGCCCCTGGCAGACTAGTGACAATGGATTGATTTTGTCCATTTGTGATACCAAAGCCAGATATTCTCCCAAACTCTCCATCAAGTCCAGCAACAAATATAATACGGCCAATATCAGCAGCGGATGATGATGATACATACATATTCTCTGGAGTTGTAGAAAATGTATATAGACTATTCGCGGGCCAAATAGTTCGCCAGTTCGTTTGACTTGTGAGTACTCTACCAGAGGCGGCTCTAAAATCTATCGCGGGATATAATTCACCAATAGCAAATCCGCCTGGCATCCAGGCGATCATCTTTAATAACGACTCGGCATTTATCGTCGTCATTTTTCCTCTATGGCAGTCTCGGCATTTTGCCCGGCGACAACTGACCAGTCGTCGGTTTCAAGCTGCATTGTCAACGGTAACCTCGACATTCCAAATACTCAGCCCCAGGGACGCGCGGCAAAATCCCGTGTTCATTCCACCACGACCAGCGGCGGATTTTCCCGGCCAGCTTTAGACAACTCTTGCAGTGCTCTGCAATTCCTAAAGTCCACATTGCCTTCAGGTCCCGTCCGACTAACGCCTGGGCCTGCTGGAAAACCTGCTGATAGCGATTGACCCAGTTCTGCGTTACTCGATTCGTGACGGACTGGAATACACCACCGTTAGCCTGACTATTCTGCTCGATCCAATCTGCCAGGCCGGGAATATAGGCTCGCGTTGCGTCAATGATAGAATTCAGCTTGGCTACCTCAGTTGGTGACAACTCATCCTCTGCGAAGCCAAGAGAACCAATGCCCTCCAGCGCGGCCCGCCACAATCCGCGTTCAACCCCGAACCAAAAAGCGTTGATAAACTCCGCCTTCGTCGTCTGGCCTCGCCACAATCTGATTGCGGTTTTCCGCAACCCGATACCGAAGTTGGTCTCTGATTTTTTCAATGCCGGCTGTGGCGTCGTCAATTGCTCCAATAGAACGGCGTAGTCGTGGCCCATCACGTAGATCTCGTGGAGTAAATCAATAGTAGACTGTCCCTCACGCCGAGATAGATTCATTGACTGTAGTGGAGGTATGCCAACACCACCACCGGCCCACCATCCTAGCTGGACTATTCGGAGAACCAATTTGCCAGCATTGCCCTGGTGACCGGATGCCTCGTATAATAACCTATGCGCCTGCGACCTGTAGGTCAGCGGTCGCATATCCCTAACGGCTAGGCTGGCATCACTGAGCATTGGCAGCCTCCTGCAATGCCGCTGCTAGATTATCAAGCGCATCTGCTGCCCCGTCCGGTAGCTGTTGAATCTCCGGCAATTTACCGAAGTTCAGTTCCTCAAGTGCGATTTGCACATCCGTTTCCCCAAACGCTTCGAGGATATAGGCCGCCAGTCGTTTCGGCGGGACGTACTCTCTGCCGGAGGCGGCCTGCGCGTTTACGAGGGAGGCGACTGCGCTGATAATTTGCGGAAGGTCTTTTTGGATAATAGGAGGAAAGTCAACCTCGACGGCCAAGTCGCGCTCATTGCCATTCTCGTCTATCAATGTCAGGTCACCATGGAGCAAAGCCATTCGGATGACGAAATCGAAAACATCTGTGTAAAAATCTTTGAATAGCTGCTGCCAGGATTCAAATCCTTTCAGCTGAGGGCCATTCATCGCCGTCATCGAAGCAAGATTGCCTACTGACGGATCGCCGGTCAGGTCCGGCTCAGTAATGTCAGTTGCCGCGCTTACCTGTTGGCGGAGCATTCGGCCATCCTGGTAGGCATTCCCGGCGCGTGAATCAAACTGCATTTGTTGCAAGTCGAATGCCTCGTTCCCCATCAACGTTTGCGCGCCCTCTCTCCGCACGCGCCCACCAGTCCCGCCATACCGCCCTAATGTCGCGCTCCCCCACTGCGACGCCATTCGGCGCACCGCAGCAAGATTGCCCTTGATTTTTGCGACGAACGCAAACGTCGCCCCGGCTAGCGTTAGCGTGGCCCTATCCTCCATAAATCCCTTGTAGCCCTTAACCCAGGTGATGCCTGAGTAAAACGGCGGCAATGACCTAAGCCCACGACCGCCAGCTTTCAACTGCGTCATGTAGACATAGGTGAGAGGCTCGCCTGTGTCGCCGAATACAGCGACGGTGGAGTACCGCGTGCCGCTGGGGTCTTGGTCGTTACCGTGAGACTCTGTAATTTCTGCTCCGCAATTCGGGCAATCTTCGCGAACGGCCTCGCGCAATGCTACACCGCAATGCTCGCACGACATTAGCGCAATCTGCGCCCCTGCCCGCCTCGCTTCTGCCGTTTCCGGCAATTGTGTCTCTGGCACTGACCAATCAGGATAGTAGTCGGTGATGATTCGAGTCCCGCTGTACTGCTTCGCTTGCCAATCGAACGGCTGTAACGTCCATTGCCGCTCATAATAGAGCGGGGTATATTTGCTTTCGGGATGGGTGATTATGCGCTGAATTTCTTCTGGCTCTACAATGGAGATTTTCACAGAGCCGTCATAGGCATTGACAAAGAGAGGGAAAAACTGTTCGCCGTCCTCCAGCAGCCGGTCAGCTAGTTCCCACTGGCCGGAGGCCCGCGCAAGGATAGAATTGTCCTTATCATCCAAAAATTTCTGGATAACCTCGCCGACCTTATCATCAGCCGCCCGCCAGGATATGCCGCGACCAAACGTGTAATTTCTGGTCAGTCTGATTGCACGACTATAGAGGGGGTCTCGTTGGCGATATTGACGACTGGCGACTAGCGCATCTTCACGGACAATCGGATCGTCAGATAGGTCAGTAGTCCCGTAGGGAGAAAGACGAATCCATCCTGGCTCAGCTAATTGCGCCTCGACACTCTCCAGCACACGCCTGACGCCAGACGGCATTAGTGCGTTAAACAGTCTTTCTCTGAGAGTTGGCACTGGTGACTCTCCTCATTTCGCGTCTCTGGTTATCCGTGAGTTTGATTTTCTCATAGGCCCATTCGTGCAATTCTGAAGCACAGTCTCGACATTTTCCGCATATCAATAGCGTAGCCATCCCACCACACTCTGAGCACTCAAAGCGACATAGATCGGCACAGGGCTGCGGAGTAGTAGTACCATTCACCCCCAGTGCATCCGCTATTTTTTCTACGACTATACCTATCATAATCATAAACCAAAACGCCCGCCCAACTCGCATTTCTGCGAATCAGGCGGGCGTCAAATTCGACGGCGGCCTCGTTCTCGACCGGAGCGTTAAGCGCGGGCCAGAAACTAGCTATTTGATTTTACCAATATTCTAATTTTTCGGAAATGTCTTTCAATGAACGACCAAGAATTCTCATTCCTGCAAGATGCTCTTTTATTGAGTTATGCCATTGATGACTATCTTTTTCAACCGAGAAAAGTCGGGCTAATAATTTGTATTGATGTTCCTCATTCTGTCCTTCAATAAGCGCAATCTCAATTATTAGATTTTGCTCTAGCAGGGATTTTACGCCATGTTGCTGGAGAACTGCGGCTATTTCGGATTCGAGCACCTTGTTTAGCATCTCTCCAACTCCTCAATTACGACTACCAGGCCGCTTTTCACAAACTGCATTATACCACGATGTAGGGCTTTTAGCAAGATTAGGATAAGTTGGCGATTAGTCAGTAACATCCTTGCTGCTCTCCAAAAGTTGCGCCGCTTCTTCTTCGCTCAATCTACGTCTGACGCAGCGCATATAATCCACGTCCAAAGAACATACAGGACATATGATGCTGCCATAATTTGGCAGATCGTCAATGTAAATAGAATTGCATCCGTGACAAAATGCATATGTGTCCTTTCTGGCTTTTGTCCACTCTGCGCTGAGCAATGGTATAGCTGCATCGTCAAGACCGCTCATTTACAGGCTCTCCAGGTAGCCCATTATCGCCACCATCGACGGGCCAGCAATCCCAGCCCTGGCTGCGAACTGTAACCCCTGCCTATCCTCCAAATGTACCACAACGATTATGCGAAATCGACGTTCCGGTTGGTATTCAGGATCAATGGTTTGGTATGCGCGTACCAGAATACGAAATCCACCGCTGGCGAATCCAATTCCCAGGCTGTCAATATAGTCACTAAGAGGAATGCCTTGCTCGTCTACTGTAATACAATATCCCTGCCTGGAATTTACTCCAACCAGCCCGGGTCTTCCACTGACACAGTGAGTATCAATTATAGGCAGTCTCATCAATCTGTCGAGTTTCACCCATTGGACTGCAACTATCTCACTAATATCTACGTCCGAGCTTCTTGGTGGTGAGAAATCCTTTATATCTAGTTCCATTTTCTCCTTACAGATTCACCCGAATTGAGTTGTCGTAGATCACCTGATCATCAATCGCCATCGTCGCTAGTTGCGCGAGGCAGTAGGAGGTAGCGCGGTCGTCAAGTTCCCCCTCTGGTGCACGGAGCGTCGACGCCTCGATACTGGATAGTTGCAGGTAGGTCTCCAGCGAGTGGATTTTCGCTGCGCCGTCCCGAAAGCAGTCGGCGGCCAGGTCATACATTAGCGACTTACTGTGGACGTTCGTTTGCCAGCCGGGCTTGTTGTCTAGGCCGGTCAGGATTCTCAGTGGCGATATTTGCGCCAGCCACAGGAGTACAGCGTGGCCGTGGTTATTGCGCTCTACCAAAACGTTGGCATTATTGTACCATCGCCCCGCTTTGTCAATAGCAGCGGTGAACTCAGATGGCTCTAGTTTTGCCGATAATGCCGCGGCCTCCTCCATTGACTGTTCCTCCATCACCGTGAACGCGCTATCATTCGATGATGGATTGCCCTCCGCCGGGTCCGCACCGATGACGTAACGTCGCCCGGGCTTCGGGGTAACGTAGACCTCCATCCCAGGAATAGAAGGCCCGTTATGCTGCTCTATTGGCTCACTCTCTCTGTAGCAAGATTCTAACCACGCCTTGGCAAATCGCTTCCCCTTCTCTGCCGCCGATAGAGCCTCATCCTCAGTGGCAGGATACTGTTCGTGCAAATCATCCAGTGAACCGGTTCGTGCAAATATGTCACGCCTCTGCTCCTCATACCAGGCCTGGCCACGGTTCGGATGGACGTGCCAGGGGAGGAAGATCGGATGCCAGGGGACTTGGGCTTTCCGCGCCGCCCTAAACGTTCGCTTGAACTCTGATGCGGGGCGTGTCTTGTCTGACCGGCTGAGGAGCACCATCTGCCCACCGCCGTCAATTGTCGGCTTCACTGCCCGCATTAGCCAGTTCAAATTGCCCACTAAATCAGCCTCGTCTACCAGTGCAAATGTCCCTGTGTATGAGTCGCCCGCCGTTGTTGGGAACGCCCGCGCCTCCGAGCCGAGAGATAATTTGAACACGTGAGCGCTATCCATCTCCGTCTCTCTCGCCTGCGCCCAGGTCGGTAGAAGTTTGTACATATCCTTCATCCGACCCAACAACGCCATTGCCTCTGTATCTCTCCGTGAAAACAACAGTACTACCGCTATCGGTTGAAAAACCATTAACCACAGAGCATAGGCCAGACATAGCCACGTCAGCCCCAGCTGCCGCGCCTTGAGGATGATGATAAGCCGATTCTCTTTCAGCGCATTGACAGTATCCCGTTGCTCCGGCCACAACTTGAACGGTATCCATTCTCCGGCCACAGGGTCTAGGATTTTGCAGTAGTTGAAAATGAAGTAAACTGGATTTGCCTTGCATTTTAGGTACTCTTGTTGCTCATTAGTCAGCCGGGACATTAGTCAATTCGTTCTAGCCTACCAGCGCAATCAGCGCTATCAATAAGTAAAACGTGTCTCACTCGTATGAATTCGCCATCTAGTATATTATCCTGTAGAACATTCGCGTCCTCAGAATCCTGCTCACAGACTCTCACCTCAATACAAAATACTGGCCTTAAATTCACCAGGGGATCATCTAGTGGATTGTGGCACCTAATACAATTATTCATCACTGGTAAAGGCGATCCGCAGCGATTGCAGATTATCAATACAACGGGCACGGTCTCAAATTCAGGAATGCCCTTAAATAGTTGTACCCATCCAACCACATCACTCTCGTTAATGCGCTGCCTGCCATCTCCCACAGCGACTGGCCTGCCAAGTACGCTTGCTCGCAGTTTGTCAATGGCTGATGGTAGCAACCTGATACCATTTGCCTCCTCGCCAGAAAGCCACGGACTATGTATCCTATATGTCGGCATTAGCTCATCTTCTCCAGCCATCCATTGCATTTATCTTGGTTAACAAGACACAAACAATCAACACCCAGGAATTGGCTACATGACTTCCCGTTCTCGACAACGTTGGCCTCGTTTTCCCCCACCCCAGTTTGTGCCCGGATAGAAAAAGACGGTGCGAGATTGTCAATATTATCTGGTACTGGTTGTGCAAATTCAATCGCCAGATCGCCCTCATAGTCGACGACTCTCCCGTAAGATTTTTCTGGCGGAATCTCATTTATGGATACTTCGCCCAAAAAAACGGGGATACTTATAGAAACAGCCTTCAGTCGCTCAACTGCCGGTGGCAATAGACTGATACCATTCGCCTCCTCACCATTTAGCCACGGACTATGAATTCTATATCTAGTCATTTTCCAACCCATCAGTGGCTAGATTGCCATCGTTCAGTTTTTCCAGCCAGCCACCCCAGTTCTCTCTCGACAATAATCCGATATAGGCTATTTTGTGAAGGCGACTGTCGAGCCTGCCGTCAATCTCAACATCTCGATTTTCCTCAATATCTATCTGAGACAGCATGCTAAACCACGGTCGCAAATTCTCATGATCCAACTCTCGGAGTGTGTAGAATACAACTCCGCTATTAAGCGCACGGGCATATCCCACAAGCATGTCCCCCGGCCTGTTTGGGACACTGCCATCACAAATAAAAACTGGGCACCAATCCAGAGATTTGAGAGCCGTCTCAATCGCCGCCTCCCTGAATCTGATATGCCCCGACTCCTCACCTAGCAATAACGGCTCATGAATTCTATATCTCGACATCTTCCCCTCCATTCTCAAACTGCTCCTCGTTGAAGCGGTCAATCTCATTTTCTAGCCATTCCGTCACTCATTCTGGTCATTCCCAAACTGTTCTTTTTCCCAATCCTCTGCATTGGCAGAGGCGACGGCCAGGTCGTCGGCGGTTAGCTGAGTAACAGTCGCATCCATTTTCACGCGCTCTGTTTCCAAGCCCGTTGCCATCCGGCACAGGTCAATCGCTGTCTTGAGCATCGTAGAGATTGTATTATTGGTCCAGTCTGTTGCCTCAATCGTGATGTGCTGGATTATCTGAGTGCCGTCCGGTGACATCTCCTCTTTCGTGACTTTTTGCGTACTTAGAGGAAAGGCTAACATTTTTTCAGCGCGGTCAATGAGAGACTGTCCAGCGCCCCACCCCTGCTCTCGAATCTCGTCGTGACGGTCGCGCCATTCTCTCTGTGTCCGTTCTTGCTCTAGTTCCTGCCAGCGATTGACGCGGGCGACCCAATCATAATTTTGTGACCACCTGCCGATTGTGTTGAATTTACACGTAGGCGGTCTTGTTGACGGACTGTTGTCTTTTTGTTTTTTATACCTATCCAATAATGACCGCAACGACCGACGCGCCCCCATCATCGCGTAATCACGGAGGCCCTGGTTCGCCGCCCGACTCTCTCCGAGTTCCGGGCAGCGTTGTAGTGGATTATCCCAGTTCCACGGTCGGTCAGTCATATCCCAATCTTATCCCAAACTATCACAAATGCTCTATAGAACAAAACTAGAACAAAGAGTTACAGTTTCTTTTAGACTAATAACTAATACATCAAAACTGTTGACAAATCTGAACAGATGTGGTATAATCATACTGTAGCAAAAATTAAACAGGGAGGCAACAGAAAATGGGTAGAGATTATCCGGTAGGAAAAGCTCAAGAGAAAATTCTGGAAAGGCTCGGCAAGACCGCAACGGGATACGCAGATGCCGAGCGCATTTTCGATAGCCTCGGTATCACGGTTTCCAGTAAGCGTGTAGGTCGCGAATCCGTTCCGGTGGTCACGGTACGCGACCGCTTTGACGGAGGATTCGAGGCCGATGGAGGCGGAGTTTCCTACCGCAAATATGCCGACGTTGATCTTAGTGCGATTGAAGAATACATCGAGTAATTTGCGGAAATTAAACAGGGAGGTAACGAAATGAATAACTTGGAGTGGTTTACAGGAAACGAAATGCCGGTAGAGAAGGTCGCAGAAATGACCGTCGAGGAGATCGCCGATGGAGTCGAGGCCATCGGAGTCGAGCCAGAGGTTGATGTTCGAGATCTCGCGCAGGAGATTCACGACCTCGCGCAGAAGGCAGGATGACAACCGAATAGCACCAAGGCCCGCTGCGAGCCTCAATCGCGGCATCGTTTTTCTTAGGAGGTATGATGAACGATCCGTGGAAAAAACTTCGCGTAACATACCGCGCCATAACTGGCCGAGAGCCAGAAATCGTCCAATTGCGCGGTATAATGCCGGACACGCGCTTGACGCCGCGCCTGGCAGAACAGGCCGCATTGGTGGCCTGCGGAGGCCGTAGCGGCGTAACCGTGTGGGACAATGAGCACGGTTACGGCTACCGACTCTATGCCAATTCTGCGAGGAAACTAAAGAATGAAACACTATAACCTCTCAGACTACGACCGCGCAATCCAGGCCGCGCTTACTCTCCACGTTCCAAAAACGGTAGAGATTGGCGGACTCATCACCAGAACTGGATTGCTACAAATCAAAAATGCCGCACATCCCCTTCCTTCCGAAGTGGTTTATCACTCATCAAAAATCAGTTCCCCTTTCCCCCTCCTCTCCGTGACGAAAGGCGGTCAGGCATTACGGCCTCTAGGAGTGTCCCACCAACGCCCTGGCAAAAAGAAGGGCCTCATGCGCCCTATCCTCCTTGAGAAGCCCGGCTATATACCTGACAGCCCGTCGCCACTCCTCACGGCTGTACTCACTTCGCCATCGTCGTACTTGCTCATCGAAGTTCATTTTTCCCCCCTATTCCCCCTCTCCGGCCCGTGGCGTGAAAAGGAGAAAAACCGCCACGGGCCTACGTTAGGAGAGAAGACAAGATCGGCCACTACTGCGTGACCGCCGAGTCGCGTCCGATATTCTTGGTGATGAGGTAGGTTGGTTGGTTTGCAATGAGTGCCAGGATAAGCGTCACTGCCAGACCCTTCGCCCCGTCCCTGGAGCATTGCACCCAATCGAACAATCCCCAGCAGGAAACGGCGAAAATACCACAAACGACGGCAACCAGTGCCGCCGCCATGATGAGACTCTTTACCTCTCCGCTCTGCCTATCATACCACGTTTTCAGTCCTGGGCAGTACGAGAAGAACAAAGACAATACCGTACCAACGATTAAACTCAGTTCGTCAGTAGACACGTTTCCCCTCCTGCTTTCTAGTTATGTGGTTGAACAAGATTCAAGTCAATCAAGTATAAAGCACCTTTTGCTGTAATGATATTCCATCCCTTCACTTGCTCAACCATTTTCTCTTTAACGAGCCGGTCTCTCATGCGCTTTGAGATCAAATCACCATCCCAAGTTGCACCGCCGAAGATTTGACGCAGTTGCTCTAAAACGCTTTCCTCTTGTGGCATTCTGCCTTTTCCCCCTCCTACGAAAAATTAGGATTTTCGATAATTGCCGCCTGGCGGGGAGGCATCTATCCAGTTTTCGTTCTCTCCATCCCACCCCCTGCCCGCTCTCAACCCGCCAGGCATATACAAGGAGAACATCAAAATGT